TCAGTACTCTTTTGTTTGAACCTGCTTGTTCAAATCACGCACTTGTTTTGTTAACTCCTGCACCGTAAGAACAAGATCCGCTATGATGGCCGTATGGTCTACGTTAAGGATATTGATCTTCTCGCCATCAATTTCTACATCGCCGCTTTGAAAGGTGTAAATCGGGTCAACTTTTTCAGCTTGTTGAGCAATAAATCCACGCCTACGGCGTGTTTCGCCTTTCATGTTGAACTCACATATCCCCAGCGCGTTAATACGCCTGGAGGCCCCTTCCTGGGATTCCGTAAAATCCTTTTTCAGCCGCACGTCTGAGCCAGTGGTCATAACATCGCCTTTAGGGGTGGAGATTGTCCCTCCGGTGTAAAATAGCCAGGCATCTTTTCGGCCGAAACCGTCCATATACAGTACCACCCGGTGGTTGTACCCAACGTATTCTTCAAGGTAGAAACCACCCCACGCTCCAGCCGTATCGCCGTTTCCTCCACGCCCTGACATGCGGGACCGGACTTTGCCACCGGAAATCAACGCGCCAATGGCAGGGGAACCGAAGTCGGTCTGCTGGGACACACAGTCATAGCGACACTGCATCCAGCTGCCGATGTCGGCCGCTTGCCCCACCCGCAGGTCTCTGTCTACCCGTAGATGGCTTCCCTGAACACTAAGTTGATCTGCGGCTGTAGTGATGAGGCGTGCGGTGTAGTCGTTAGCACTTTTGTTATGATGAAAGTCAATGTATGGCGTGTTCATCGACAGCTCAATCGCCTGGGTATACAGCAACCCCTTCGTCGTGTTGTCGATGTCGCCGCCGGCAATCAGCGCGCCAGGTAGTGTCGTTCGGTTGTTGGCATCAATAACGAGGATGTCATCAAAGGTGTCTGCCGGTGATACAGTGGTCGCTCTTGAACGCTGAACCCTAAACGGTGTTCCCGAGCCAACGGCAATTGTCCCGCCTTGCCCCTGTTTTTTGAGCAGAGCCAGATCTGAGTTCTTACCGAGTATAAAACCGGCATTATTGCTGGTTATAACCTGCGAGCCGTCGAGTTTGTTTCCTCCGGTGAGTTTTGCCAGCGCGTTAAGATCCGAGGCCTTCGCCATCCCGGCTATCGCCGGCACGGTCACCTGCTTTCCTGTGATCGGGTCAGTCAGGGTGATATTGCCGCTGCCGGTCAGGGCCATCGACCAGCCCTCCACTACACTACGCCAGAATGCAAACGCGCTGGCCAGCTGGTTAGCAAACGACGAGGTGCTGGCGGTTTCAGCGGTAATAATGCCGTAACTGGCACCGGAAAATGCGGTGGTGATATTCCGGGTCAGCGTCAGTTGCGTGTCGCTGTCCACGGATTTGATCGCATACAGGTCAGCACTACCGCTGCGGTAGACCACTAGAATCGACCCGGGCAGTATCCTCAGCGCCTCCTGTGACCATTTTGTTGTCGCACCTGTCACCCGTGCCTGCGACGCGGCACCCGTGACGGTACCGACTTCATACATCGCCATAATAAAGTTCCTCCTGGATGGTTTTCCCTGGAAAAAGAAAAGGCCCCTTGCGGGGCCATATATTGTTATCAGGTTGATGAACCGCGAATTACGTTGTTATTGCGCGCGGCGAAGGCGTCGAATCTTGAGAGGATGGTTAATACCATCTGTCCGTTACGGTCCAGGTAACAGCCATATCGCAGAACAGCGTCGCCAGTACCGGCAGGGACGACAAATGACATGTTGTCTACGTTCATTGACTCTTGCGCCGTTAACAGGCGTGTTGCTCCACCTGTTTCATACATAAGCTCAATGCCTAGCTCCATACTGCCGCCACCAGACGTAGCGCCTGTGCCACGAAGAAGCATTGCATACGACAGATAGCCAGGATTCAGTCCGCCGTCAGCCCCTGGCGCGTAGGACATCCCCGCTCTGAGTTTCGCGCCGCCGTCGATAGTGATGCTATCCGTCTGGAGGAGTCCACCGCGAATATTGATCACCTGGTCGAAATTCTGCCGCCGGAACCGGGCCAGCTCAAACCACTGCCATGTAGCCTTCGGCACCTTGCGCGTGCGGTGCTGAGCGATGTTGATCGCAAATGACCCGATGTCGCCCTCGATGTGGTTCGCATATACCGTACCCTGGAACCAGCCGTCAGTCGCATAAACCGCACCGCGAACGATCACGTTGTTGAACTGCGAAGAGCCATCCTTGGCGATACGCCAGCCGCGTGACCCGTCAACAAAGTCATTCGAGCGGATCTCGTTGCCGATCTTCGCGTTCGTGATGGAACCGTCCGCGATTTTGGTTGAGGTCAGGGAACTGTTTTTGATACGTGCCGTATCGATATACAGCTCATTGCCTTCGGCAACCATCACCGGAACAGCCGTCGCATTATTACGGTTAAACAGCGAGAAGCGGTCAGCGTAGAGGATCATGTCGCTCGTTTCACCATTGCTGCCCAGCGTAATCCCCGCGCCAACATTCTTCCCGTTAACCGTCTCAACCTTCATCGACCACAGCGAACTCACCGTACCATTCACATCCGCCACGGTTTTGGCGGTGTTCTGAACGGAAGCGCTGAGATCCCCGACACTGGATGTCAGGGTCGTCTGCTGCGTTGCCAGCGCCTCCAGTGCCGTTGCATGCGTCTGCTGGGTACTGGTGATACTGGCCACCGATTTAATCGTGTTGTCCAGCGTCGTCTGGTTTTTGATGTTGGCGGCCGCCTGCGCGTCAATCTGCGACTGAAGCGAGGTATTCAGGCTGGCCTGTGTGCTCTGGCTGTCGCTTAGCGTCTTCGCCATGTTATCGACGCGGGAGTTGGCATTATCCACTTTCGTGGCCAGTGCCGTCTGCTGCTGCGCCTGGGCGGTGATTTTCCCTTCAGCATCCGTTACGCGAGCCGTCAGACCGCTCACGGCACTCGCCGTCGCGTCAGAGGCATCCTGTGCAGCTTTCGCATCGGTAACATCCGTGATAACCAGATCGTCGATATACAGCGAATAACCGGGGGTGCCGCTGCCGGAGGCGCCACGGGTAGAGATCCAGACCACTGCGCGTGTTCTCCCACCCCCGTTGTTACTGGCAATACCCGTAAATTTCACCCACTTATCACGCGCACCAAGAGCGGCTTCGCTGACAGTGACCGCCGACTGCCAGGAGTTTTGACCGGCAGCATTCAGTGAGTTAATGCCGACCAGCGTTGTCCACCCGGAGGATGGCGCCTGATCCGCCGGCATCATAGCCCAGAACTCAAACCGGAACTTCGCATCCTCACGGACTGACTGCCAGCTCCCAAGCTGTTTATCGCTGTTGCCGTTATTGTTCGCTCCTCGACTCACCTGCAGGCTCTTATTGCCGGTGAATTTCTGAGACGCCACCACAACGGCTGTGCCGTTCCCGCCCAGCACCTGGCCATCGCTGTAGCTTTCAAACGTACCGTCAACCCACGGATTAGCTCCCTGAGTGCGGATGGTATTGATGGTGCTGGTCAGCGACGTGATGCTCTGCGACTGGCTGGTGATGGTGTTTTCCACCTGGCTTACGCGACCGGTCAGTGAACTCACCGCGGACGTGTCAGCCTTTTTACCCAGCTCAGTATTCATCGTGGTCAGGCTGTTCTGCAGACTGGTGAGCTGCTGCGACTGCGAATCCAGTTTACCCTCGGCAGATGTCATCCGGGTGGTCAACCCGGTGACAGCGCTTTGCTCGGCCTTCTTACTGACCGCCGCATTCGTGACGGCCAGATCGCCGCTGAGTTTCGTCAGCTGCTGCGCCTGGGTGGTGATAGCCCCTTCAGCAGCGGTGACGCGGGTATTCATCTGAGAAATGGCCCCGGCATTAGCTGCGATATCCTTTTCATCCGTAACATCGAGGACATGGAAATCATCGAAATACATTGCCCCCGCGCTGAGGAAGGTCGTCAGCTGGAAACTGGCCGTCGTGGTCTTCGTGGCTTTCCAGTCAAACGTTACCAGTTGCCAGCCAGAACTAAACGGTCCGTAGTTTGAGCCGACCAGCAGGCCAGTGCTGTCGGCCACACGAAACTTCGTGTTACCCGCATCTTTAATCGTGGTTCCCGGGTCCTGCTTCGCCCATACCCCCATGCGGTAGGTACGACCCTGCGTGATACTGATTTCCTGCCCGACCAGGTTCGACTGGCCGGCGGACATTTTCAGCGCCTTGTTACCCGAATGCGGAACCTGTAAATCGGCCACCGTCGCGGTACTGCTCCAGCCGGTAAAGCCCGCCGCGCCGCGCTCAAAACTGCCGTTGACAATGAGGTTGCCCGGCATTTTCCCGCTGGCGTCAATATCCGCTGCCGTCTGGCTCAGGCTGTTACTAAGTTGCGTTAGAGAATCCCCTTGCGCACTGAGTGTTTTGCCCTGCTCAGTGACCTGGTTCTGCAGGGTGTTCATCGCGCTTGCGTCCGCTTTTTTGTTCACATTCGCATTCGTCGTGGCCAGATCGCTGCTGAGTTTTGTCAGCGCGCTGTTGGCTGCCGCGATGTCATTCCCCTGCTGCGTCACCGTGCCCTGCAGCTGCGTCACCGCTGTCGTGTCAGCCTTTTTACTCACCGTATCGTTTGTCGACCGGAGGCTGTTCTCCAGCGAGGTGGTCCGCGTGCCGATGCTGCTGAGCGTATCGCCCTGCTGGCTAACCGTGGTGGTCAGTGAATCCACCGCTTTTGCGGTCGCATCTGCGGTTTTCTGCGCACTGTTCGCCGCCGTCACGTTACGCATATGCCAGTCGGCAGCGTACCAGACAGTGCCGAACGGGCTGCTCTGATTAACCTGCAGGAACGGTCGCAGGAAGTTCGTGTCTGCCGGCACAGTAAAGCGCCAGGTGGCTCGTTTCCACGCGGTGGTGGTCTTGGTGTTTCCCCCGGACGCTCTCGCCCCAATACCACCAGTAGCAGTGGTGGCCCGACCGATGTAGAAATTAAAGTCAGCGCTGCCGGTACCACACGCTACCAGAGCAGACATTTCGTAAACGTCGCCCGGCGTCACAGCGATGTTGTTGATTTTTGGCACATGGTCTCGCCCGGCCAGCCGGACGGCATACCTGAACGGGCAGTCAGCCGGCACACCTGCAGCAGTGGTCTCCACCACGTCATAACCCATGCGGTCATACGCCGGATCAAATGACGGGTTTGGGATGTAATCATCCCCGGCAGCATTCCCGGCGTTCACCGCCGCCGTCAGGCTGACGATGTTGCTGTTGGCTGCCGTGAGGCCTGCCTCGGTTTTCTCCACCCGGCCAGTCAGCGCGTTAAGCGCCGTCTGATCCGCTTTGGTGTTGACCTTATCGGTGGTGCTGCTCAAATCGCCCTGCAGCTTCGTGATAGCCTGCCCCTGGGAGGTGATTTTGCCTTCCGCACTGGTGACCCGGCTGGTGAGATCACTCACCGACTGCGCGCTGGCCTTTTGTGCCACGTTGTTGTTGGTGGTGTTCAGGCTGTTCTGCAGATTCGTGATGCTCTGAGACTGCGCGGTCAGTTGCCCCTCGGCATTCGTCACCCGACTGGTGAGGCTGTTAATGGCCGATGTGTTCGCGGTAATACCGCTGGCCGCATCATCCGGACTCGGTGACCAGTCAGTCATCACGGTCCCGGTTTCCAGCTGAGGGCGACAGAGCCAGACTTCTTTGTCGGCAGACGTCGCGCTTTCCAGACGCGCGGCAATCAGCCGTTTGGTGCCACTGGTGGCAGGAATAACCCATTTCACCCAGTAACGCGCCCATGCGGTGGTCAGTTTCGTGACCGCCTTGCCGTCACCGGCCCCGCCTTTAACCCCCTGGCTGGTTTCCGTGGTGGTAGTGTTCGACGGGTTATAAAAATAACTCGCCATTTCCTGTCCGTTATAGGCACCTTTCGCATAGAAGCTGAATACAAATTCAGTACGCCCGGTAACATCCAGCGTCTGTTCATCCAGCTGGATATAACCGGATGCACCTTTCGCCAGCCGGGTGTAGGCCACGCGGTCGCCCAGATACGTCTCTGTGGCGTGGCGGCTGCTCCATCCCTCCAGTGTGTCCGCATTGCGGATAAGGTTGGTCCCGCCAACGGCCAGGGAGGAAAAGTTGTTTTCCAGGTTCGTCAGCGCGCTGCTTTGCGTGGTCAGATCCCTGCCATGCTGTTCAACGGTGTTCTGCAGGCTCTGCAGCGCCGTTGCATCAGCCTTCTTCGCCACATTGCTGTTAGTCGTGTTCAGGCTGTTCTGCAGGTTGGTCAGGCTGTCTCCCTGCGATTTCAGGCTGCCTTCGGTAGCCGTCACGCGGGTCGTCAGATTCGTCAGCGCGCTGGCATCGGCCTTGCCGCTGATATCCTTACCAAGTTGCGTCACATCCGACTGCAGCTTCGTGATCGCGCTGCCCTGAGACGTAATATTCTTCCCGTTCTGCGTGACTGACGCGGACAGACTGGAAAGCGCCTGCGCATTCGCATCGGCGGCATCGAGCGCCGCTTTCGCATCGGTCACGTCAGTGATGATCAGATCATCAATCAGGAAGGCGTCACCCAGGCGAACTTTTGGTGTATTCGGGATGGAGATCCTCACCATTGCCTGTTTCAGTGCGGTTCGGTTGTTGGTCAGATAGCCACTGACCTTTGTCCAGTTGTCCACCGACAACTCGGAGACTTTCACGTTCAGGCCAGGCCACGACCAGCCATTGGCAGAATCCTGGAAGGAAAATCCTAGCACCATATAAACGGTCGGATCGGCGGTCGAGCCAGCCGGCAACTTAACCCACGCCTCCACGTAATAGACCGCATTATCGCGAACCTGCATACCAGAAAAGATATGGGTATCGTTATTATCCGTCGCGTTCGGGTTGTACTCCGTACTGCGCGTAACACGCAGGCTTTTGGTCCCGCTGTGCGCAGCTTCACTGGTGATAACAGCGCGGGCATTACTGAGAACATCGCCGACGGCATAGGATTCAAAACTGCCGTCCGGCAGTACATTGGCTCCCCGTGTTGCCTGTTGCTTCAGCGATGTATTCAGCCTGGTCAGGCTGTCGGCCTGGCTACGGATATCCTTTTCAGTCTGGGTAACCCGGTTGGTCAGTGAACTGACCGCCGACGCATCAGCCTTCTTCGCCACATCGCCTTTGACCCCTTCCAGCGCGTTATTCAGCGCCGTGATGGATTGCCCCTGTGATGTCAGGGTGTTCCCCTGGTTCGTCACCGTCCCGGTCAGAGACGAAACAGCATCGCTGGTCGCCTTGATGTTGGTTTCATCGGTGATATCAAAAACCCGGACGGAATCGAGCCAGATTTCACCGTTTGTCGGATGAGAATAAAGTTTGAAGTTCTGCCCGTCCGCGCCGGCAGCCGTCAATCCGGTTTCCCAGGTGATGGTTTGCCAGTCAGTGGCCAGCGTGACCGTTTTATCCTCATACGTACTGTCCGTCTGGCCGATTTTGTTCTGGCGACGGATCAGCAGACTCATCGCGCCGGAAACACCTTTGGCCTTCACCACCACGCGGTACTTGCGCTGGCCATTCAGCGGCACCGGCTTGTTGTTGTTGGAGAAGATCCCCGGACTGGTGTTAGTCGTCCGGTTCAGCCGGACCCCCGCTTTCCCGTCCCCGAAATCGCCAAAAGTCACACCGGCTGGATACTGAATATCCCAGGCAGTGCTGCCCTGTAGAAAATCAAAGTTCGGGATCAGGTTGTCGCCAGCGTTGCGGGTGGCCGTCAGCACATTCGCCAGATTTGTCAGCTGCTGGCTCTGTGTGGTCAGTTTCCCTTCCGCCTCTGTCACCCGGTTATCGACCGAAGTCAGTGCCGTTGCATCGGCCTTCTTCGACACATTGCTGTTGGTCGTGTTCAGGCTGTTCTGCAGGTTCGTCAGCTGCTGGCTTTGCGAGGTGATAGCCCCTTCCGCTGTGCTGACCCGGCTCGTCAGTCCGGTAACGGCGCCGGCGGTGGCATCGATGTCCACCCGGTCGGTAACGTCAGTGACGTAAAAATCATCGAAGTAGCGGCTGCCATTAATCAGATAGTTGCTCAGCGTCACCGGCAGGCTGGCTGTCTCCGTCGCTTTCCAGCGACCGGAAACCAGGGTCCAGTTTGTCCCCACCGTGCCGCTGTTGTACGGACGCTCAAAGACCGGCTGGCCGGCAGAGTTACCGATCCGCAACTTGTTGTTCCCCGCGCCATTATCCGTCGTCGCTCCGGGTTCCTTGACCCACACCCCGATTTCATAGGTTCGCCCCTGAACAAACGGGATGTATTGCCCCGGAGACACGCTCCCCGGATCAACCTTCAGCGCCCGCGTCCCGCTGTGAGGAGCGGAAACCTCCACCACACTGGTCGCGGTTGACCGCCCGGTATAACCATCCAGCCCGCGTTCAAATGAGGGATTCACGACCAGGTTACCCGGTATCTGAACGCTGGCATCGATATCTGCCGCAACTTGCGAGAGACTGTTCGACAGATTCGTCAGCGAATTGCTCTGGCTCTCCAGCGTTTTACCCTGCTGCGTCACTTTCGTGTCGAGCGTGGCCAGCGCAGTCGCATCGGCTTTCTGCGCCAGCGCTTTATCGGTATTCGCCAGATTTCCGGTCAGTTTCGTGATGGCGCTGTTCGCAGCAGTCAGATCGTTGCCCAGCTGTGTGACGGTATTGGTCAAATCCTGCACCGCTGTCGCATCAGCCTTTTTGGCCACTGCGGCATTGGTGGTGGCCAGCCCGTTTTCCAGCTGGGTTGTCCGGTTGCCGGTCGAGGTCAGCAGATTAACCTGTTGCGTCACGGTGGTGGTCAGCGAGTCAACCGCCGCCGCCGTGGCATCCGCAGTATCCTGAACCTTTTGCGCCGCTGTCACATTTCGCATATGCCAGTCCGTAACGAACCATACGGTGCCATACGGGCTGTTCTGCGAGATCTGCAGGAACGGGCGGATATAACCCCTGTCTACCATCGCCTGCGTGACCTTGAAGCGCCAGGTGGTTCTCTGCCAGGTCGCGGAAGGTGATTTTCCGCCCCCCGCCATGAGTGGCGCACCGGTGCTCGTATCTGGCCGAACGGCGGTGCCAACATACAGATTAAAATTCGCCGTGCCGGCGCCGCAGGCAACCAGTGCGCTGATCTCAATCACATCGTTAAGCGTGGCCGGGAACGCGGCAAAGTTAGGATGGTGATCCCGGCTGGCAATTCTGGCCGCATAACCATACGGGCAGCCAGGAGGGACCTCCTCAGCCGTCGTGGATACGACGCTAAACCCCATCTGGTCGTAAGCCGGGTCAAATGTCGGGTTGGGAATTAAATCTCCGCCTGATGCGTTTCCGGCCCGTACAGCGGATTTCAGCGAGGTAATGTTGGCGTTAGCAGCCGTCAGCCCGGATTCCGTCTTCTCCACTCGTCCGGTTAGCGAGTTCATCGCCGTCTGATCCGCTTTGCTGGCCACGTTCGCGTCTGTCTGCGTCAGCGCATTCCGGAGTTGGGTGATGCTCTGCGAATTGCTGACCACCTCGTTGCCAATCTGGCTGACATTCGAGCTGAGCACGCCGGCTGCGTTTGCCAGCGCGGAAACCCCGAGACCGGAGTACATCTCGGCAACCTTGTCTGACAGCTTCAGGCCCAGGTTGATATACGCCTGGCCGGTCCACTGATTCACCAGAAACTCAACGGTGTTCCAGCCGGCTTTCAGTTCAAAACTGACGGTATTCCAGCTGGCGTTACCCCAGGCGACCTGAACCCCATTCACAAATATGGCGCCGGTATCATCAAAAACCCTGGCGCCGGGCGCCAGTGTGATGGTGGTATCTGCGGCCACTTTCACCTGGCAGGAATACAGCGCGATCAGATAGCTGCCGGCGGACGTAAAGTCCAGTTTGGCCGCGTCGGCCACTTCATCCACTACCGTTGGTGCCACAGCGCGAACATCGCTGAATGACGGGACTGTCCCGGCGTTAGCCAGCTGCACCGGATAGAGTCGACGGGACCAGCGATTCGGCTGGCCATTGACCAGTTGATTCGACAGGCTGGTGATGCTGTCAGTATTGCTGCGAATATCCCGTCCGTTTTGCTCTACCTGCTGCGTTAAGGCAGTGACCGCAGCCGCTTCGGCTTTCTTCGCCAGCGCGGCATTTGTCATGCCCAAATCGCTCGTCAGTTTCGTGATGGACTGACCCTGGCTGGTTATCCTTTCGCCATGCTGGGTAACAACAGACTGCAGCCCGCTCAGCGCCTCATTAGTACCAGCCAGGCCCGTTTCCGTCTGGCCAACCCGGTTAGTGAGCGATGTTAACGCGGCGCCCTGCGATGTCAGCGTGGCGCCCTGTTGCTCAACTTTCTGCGTCAGGGACGTCAGCGCGGCTGCATCGGCTTTTTTCCCGAGGCTGGTTTCCAGGCCACCGATACGGCTCGCCTGCGCGCTCTGCTCTGTCGTCAGAGAACTCAGTTCACCAGAAACAGCAGCTTTGTTGTCGTTAAACTGCGTCTGCAGGGACTCTCTGGCCTTAACTTCCGCCGAGATGGCGGTAACGCGTGCGGTTTTTTCCTGGTACAGCAGCCCGGAGGTGACTTTCTCCAGATCGCTCCCATCATAGGAGCCACGCATCTGCGCCGCCAACGTGCTGCGTGCCTGCGCTTCGGCAGTCAGCGCGTTACTCAGCGTACTGCGCACATCCTGCAAAGCCGCCGTACTGGCGCCGGGTGCTGGCCGGCCAACGGCGATCCAGTCGAATTCGATAAAGTTGCTGGCATCCTGCTGGTTCGTCAGGTCCAGGCGAATACGATCAATGTTCCCTGTCCACGGAATATCACGCACCGTCAGGGTTGCCACCCCATCGGCATATTCCGGCTCAGCAACAATGTATCGCTTCGTGTTATTGAAGTTTTCGCCGGCAAACACCCAGCGGATCTCACCCGCCCAGACTGGTTTGCCGGTTTTACGAAAGCGCAGCATGATGAAACGGTACGCCGCACCATCGACAGCCAGCCCGCCTGGAGAGGTAATGTACGGATCGGTGGCGCTGTCCGCCGGGCGTAACCAGCCATCCTGTGACACACCCGGTACGCCGGCGCTGCCGGTCCAGCCCTCGGTCGTCTGATTGTTGAAATGCCAGATAACCTGCGAATCGAACTGGATATTAGCGCCGGCAGCGAGGCTGGACATTTCCCGCGCCAGATTTTCATCGGCGGTCTTCATCACCTGAGTCAGGCTCTCGATACTCGCCTCAATCCCCTGCGTTGCCGCCAGCAGTTCATCAGCGGCCTGTGACGCCTTCGCGTTAACATCGGCGATACGATCCGCGGTCTCCTGCTTCACCGCATTGGTCAGCGTGGTGTTGACCTGAGACAGCGACTGCTTCAGGCCATTTTCGGCAGTCTTTATCTGCGCATTCAATGCGGCATCGCCGTCGGCCAGCGTTTTGCTGACCCTGGCAATCTCCAGGTCGATGGTGGCGTTGATTTCCGCAGCCGTATCGGTGACTGACTGTCTTACCTGGGTGATGCTGTCGGTCAGCGACTTGTTCACAGTTGCGATCTGCTTGTTCGCATCTGCGACGGCGGATTTTGCCTCCTGAACGCCTTTGTTTGCCTGAGCCAGACCAGAATCGAGAGCCTCATTGACCGAGGTAATCTCATCCGTGATGGTTTTATTCACGGCGGAGATCTTCCCGTCAACATCAGCCGTGATGCTTTTCGCCGATGCATCAATATCCTGGCTGACCTGCTTCGCCTGGTCTTCGGCTTCCTTACGCAGAGCTTCAGCGGTCTGCTCCAGTTCCTGCTGCGTATTGCGGATACCTTCCTGTGTTTCGCTAATGGTGCGCTGCGTTTCCTCCCAGGCAGCCGTATCCTTGATCGCGTCGGTCAGGTTTTCGTAGTAGTCATCAAAGTTATCGCTGGCCATCCCCTGGACCCAGCCGGTCCACGGGCTTTCATTGCCAAGACGATCCACAAGGCGCACCCGATACCAGAATTCTGCACCCATACTGAGGCCCATCTGCTGATAGCTTTTCCCCGGATAGGCCACGTCTGATAACGGCATCGGCGCACTGCCGTCCTGATTTTTGCTGTACTGTAGTTCCGTGCGCAGCGTATCCCCGGAGCCGGTCGGGAACTCCCAGCTAACCTGGACCCCATGAACCAGAGAACGGGTTGCCAGCGCCAGCGGTGCCAGCGGCTCGCCGACCTTGCCGGTCAGGGTTTTCTCTTCGGAATACGCCCAGCCGCTCGAGATCTCCGCCGCATTTATCGCGCGGACGCGAACCAGATAACGACCGGCATAAATGCCGCTGACCTCAAACGAGGTGGTCGAGCTGCGCGGCACATTAATCCAGTTCCCGTCGTTACGGCGCCACTGTGCCTCGTAGGCAATAGCGCCGCTGACAGCTGACCAGTTAACCTGCATCGTTTCGACGCTGATCCCCTGATTCACGACCGAGCGGGATGTGATGACAATATCGTCAGGAGGTGACTGGTTGCCCGCCGGCAATACGCTAACCGGGCGCTGGTCGATAATAGCGCCGGTATCGATGCGGGCGAATTTATCCGGGTCATGTGCCACGCCGGTGATCGTGAGGGTGGCATCGCTGTTCTCTTTTACCCCTGTAACCCGGTACTGCTGCAGGAAGAGGTCATCGGATTCAACGGCCCAGACGCATTCCCGTTCTGGTGTCTCACTGTACGCCGTTGTGACCGTAATCTGCCGGCGTCCGTTAACAGCCTGAATGGTCCGGCTCTGTGAGATACCGGATGGCAGGTTTAGCTGGAGACGGTCGCCAGGTTTGGCATCCACATCACGATCCAGAGTAATCACCCGGCCATTCACCGCGCTGATTCGCCCGCCGTTGACCCGTCCGGCCAGCAACTCATCCGCCAGGGCAATGATATAACCGGGTTGAGGAATGCGACCGTCCAGCCCCACATCAAACTCAACGACCCGGTCTTTGTTGTTGGTCAGTATGCCCCACAACCCCTTACGGTGGGCTTCGCTCTGGCGCGTACAGCCAATCGCGGTCAATTCGAGCTGGTTAAAACTGTAGCGGGAAACCAGTTCCGGGATAAACGCCGGCTCCATCGCATCAGCATAAGCATTATCCGGATCAGACCAGGAAACCAGGGCGTTGGTGTACCGAACCTGGCTGCTGCTGCTCGAATAACGGGGTTTGCCGATAATATTGGCGCGCGTATAGGTAAAATCGACATCACGCGGCATATCAGCCTGCACAACAATCTGCTCACCGTTCCAGCAGGTCATGCCCCGGAAAATGGCGGCAAAGTCTCGCAGCACGGTGTAAGCATCGTTGCGTTCCTGAACATAGACGTTACAGGTATAGCGCGGCTCCATGCCGTCACCACCGCGCCCGTCAGGAACCAGCTGATCGCAGTACTGTGCAATCTGGTACAGCGTCCATTTCGAAATATTGGCGCTGCTCAGACGATTACCGAGACCAAAACGGTCAGCTGTAACAATGTCGTAATAGATCCAGGCCGGGTTATCCGTCCAGGCCCATTTAAACCCGCCGGTCCAGACGCCGGTATATTCGCGGGTTTCCGGATTGTAGTTATCCGGCACACGAATCACGCGCCCACGCGGCTCACAGGAAATTTGCGGAATGGAGCCATTAAACTGGCTGGAGTCGAACTCGATATAAAGCAGCGCGGTGTTGGGATAACGCAGCTTCGCGTCAATCACTTCGGTATAGCTCTGCAGCGTCATCACGTCGCCAACTTTGACACTGTTTGCATCCGGAGAGATTTTACGCAGGCGTAGCGTCCAGGTACTGCCGGCATGGGGCAGATCAATACGATGGCTCCGCTCATAACCGGAGGTGGTTTTACCCGTGACAGCGGTTTCCAGCACCGTCTGCCAGGCGCCGCCGTCGGTCTGCAGGTCAATCGCATACTTGACGGTATTGCCCACCACGTCGCCATCATCTTCCTGTTTCATCAGGGACGGCCATTTCAGGCGGACACGAACGGCAGAAAGCTGGGTATTAGTAAAGGTATGGGTCCAGGCTGTCTTGCTGGAAACTTCCGTTCCTACACTGATTTCATTTTCAGTACCGGGAATACCCTGAATATAAGTCTGAGCCTGCGTGCCGGGGCGAAATTCCCAGGACACGCCACTGAAGTTTTGCGAACCATCAGCATTTTCAAGCGGGGTGCCATCAAGATAAATATCTTTCCCGGTTAAACCACCTGCAAATTCACCCTCACCTAATGCGAGCAGAATTTTGGCTTTCGCAACAGACTGTAAATCATCCGGCTGTTCCGTCGGTGTACGCTGCTTTGAGCCGCCACCCTTGCGCCCTTTAATTATGTTATTTGCCATATTACGCCCATAAAAAAAGCCACCGCAAGGTGGCCTGAATTGGATGGTTTACTGAATAAAAATTATTGCTGGTCTTCTACGTAAATACCGGCAGATATAATGGCGCCGCCAATTCGGCGTTTGCCATAAAGTAAAGGGACTGGGTATCCCTGAGAGGCAGTGTTCGTCACTCCCCCAAAGGCGTAGGACGCTTTATTGTCAGCGGATTCTTTTCGTGCCAGGCCAGCTGGCTGTGGGGAGAGCATCTGAACGACGCCGCCGAGCATCATGGCGCCGCCAGCTTGAATACCATACGCGGCATTAGCCCAATCCTCTGTGAAAAAACCATAGACAACACTTGCCGCAACAATAACTGCACCAAGGATTGTTTGGAGAATTCCTGCCTTCTTACTGCCAATGATAACAGGGACTATGCGGATAATTTCGCCACTTACAGGGTATCCTAAATCATCATGCCCGATATTCTTATTCCCTTTAAATACTGCATAGGTCAATCCACGCTCCTCACTGGATATCATGAACCTTTCAAATCCAGGGATCGTCGCAGATAATGCCTCTCCGGCTTCATTGATGTTCTTTATTAAACGATAATGAACCTTCCCAAAGGTTTTACCTAGGACTCCAGACAGTTCTATTCTCGTCATGGTTTCTTGCATGTTTTATCCTTGCCATTCAATTAAGATAACACTGTCTCTCCCACTCCTTATTAAAGGAAGTGGTGCCTTCATCTATTGCAGAAAAATTGACAGAAAATATATAACGAGACTCCCCAGTGTAACCACCAAAACTATTTTTAGCGTTGATATGGCCACAGATAGCATCATTTTTTCCAATGAATTCACCAGAAAATTTAGCTGAGGAGGGGTCTTTTAGCATCCCTTTTATATGCTCCCTGGCGTTAAGGATATCATTTAGCTGTTGCTGATCTTCTTCCTTTGATTTCCTAGTAACTTCATTTTTCATTTCATCCCTCTGCTTTCTTAATTCATATGCTTCTCCAAATATTGGTGTCTGCGCATTAGTGAGGAACAAAAAGATTAAACATGCAGAGATTGAACTCAACCCTAGGAAACCTTCTCCACCATGATTTTGGTTTGTAAAAACAAATGCAGCCATTATGGCTGGGATTAGAAAAACAAACGATATCGGTGCTCTGTAAGCATAAAAGCAGGTTATAATAAAAAATATTATGGCTATAACTAATGCTACTCTCCCAACAAGAAATTTTAGTCCACTACTATCATTGTTTTTTTGAGATGTACAGCATCGATTATCTTTATCAGTGTTTTTGGAAGATGCGTGTTTTACTGGTAAATATTCACCTACCGTTCCTGTATTAACAACGACTCCATCAGCAATCATCCTGTCCACAATTTCATCAAGAGTGTCAGGAGGAATGCGCAAGGCCTTAGATATATAATCAAAGCGCACACTCCCATCCATTTTATTAACGAAATTTACAACTTTATTGTATAACTGCTCAGTGATTGGCTCATTCATTCGCATGCTCCTGTAAATTGAATTAGGAGCATAATATACAGGCACCTTAAAATAGTGAATGATGTCGCACGATTTTCATCGTCCTTTCCATCCAGTATCCACCATACGGCACGCGCTTGCTGAGATGGCCATACAGATGATGCAGGAGCATATTTTCTTCCAGCAGAATCCCGGCGTGGTTCCACTTATCCGCCTGCACCTGCATGATCACCATATCACCCGGTTGTGGTGGACCATCAAACTCACGGAACCCGCATTCATACCAGCAGTCCTGATAAAAATTGTCCGGGTACTCCTTTTCCCACCACGGATAATCGACGCGGTAATCGTGCAGCTCGATGCCGTGGGTTTGCCGAAAATAGCTCATCACCAGGCCCCAGCAATCATAGTGGCCCAGCACGAATGGTCGCTCGAGGAGCGGCAACTCACCACGAGGGTGGATGGTACGGAGATCGCCCTCTGGCCAGCTGATAATATGCCAGGGGAGAAGGGTCGCGTCGCATTGCGCTTTATCCAGTTCGCTCGGCTGGGTGGTGGCATCAGGATGGCTGTGAACAATACCGGTGATCGTTCCCCATTCCTCAACCTCCGCATAATCCTCCGGCGCCAGCACAAAATTATCTTTCGACTCTGTGGCCAGGTTCCGGCAGGGGAAATAACGCTCCGCTCGCCCCCTCTGGGCGACGAGGCCGCAGGCCTCGCGCGGATATTCTGTGGCCGCATGTTCCTGGATGGCCTTAATCGTTTTCTGACGCATATCAGCTCCTGATTAATGAGGTGCCGGGGAACCCGCCAAACGGCAGCTCACTATTCTCACCATGACGTAATTTGCAGGCCGTGAGCGTTCCGTTGCAGACATCCTGCGACGGGTCATCAACAGGCTGATTGTTCCTGTCAAAATACCGGGTGCCGGCATAGTCACACCCGTTACCGCTGCGGTATTGATTGCGGGTACACCAGGTGCAAATCGCATGCAGCTGGCGAGTGGGGATCATCATCCCCTGCAGGGCAAACGGGCTGGAGAGAGTAAATTCCACCTTCTCATCGTCTTCATAATGCTTTACATCAATGAAGAAAAGGCGCCGTTTCTCCTGCGTCGGATCAGCTGAGGCATTCCCGTCCGGAAAGTTCTTCGCATCGAGATACTGTTTTTGCGTGTCGTGGATGATAACCCGCGCCAGAGCCAGATCGTCGTAATGAAGACAGAGCGCGGATATTTTCCCGTCGATGTTCCCTACCCGCAGTGTTGGCTGCGCGTCGCTGCCAGTGGTGGATGACTCGATCCCTTCGATTACACATGGCCAGGCTTTATACTCCCGCCCCTGCCACCAGATGCTTTTCGCAGGCAGCTTATCCAGGTCGCCGTCAGCTGCGAGGATTTCGGCTGCAGTATGGGGGACGTTATAGCCGTGGAAATACAAAATCTCATCCAGACCAAACGCCTGGCCATCGATCTCCAGGAGACGAACCTCATCGCCTGGCTCTAATTTCTGATAATTCGCGTTAAGGCTCATGGTTTAAATGCCTGAATAAATGTGGCTGACAGTGAGTAATTTCCGCCGCCCAGCGGCACCGGTTTGTATTGTTCGCAGCGGTAAAGCCCCACCTCTTCCAGAGGCGGGGTCCACTGAAACGCGCGGGTGCCGGCATGACGGTCGAGGAACTGCTTAATCGGACGGATATAGTCCTCCGTACCGACAAAACTCAGCTCCCAGTCCTGTGATCGGGTGTTAATACCATCGCCGGATACCTGCGCATACCCGTCACCGAATTGCGCCTTCCGGACACGAAAGTTAACGGTCTGCTGGGGATTAACCCGCGGACTCCAGGTGAATATCTCAATAGCCATCAACGTTGCCCTTTAACTGCATTCCAGACCATCCCGCCAGGGCGCATATCCTGCGCCATCAGCTCCCTGTATTTTTTCTCCACAAACGAGCCAATCTGCTGGCCAAACTGCTCAAAACCAGACGGTGCCTGCGTAGATGTGTTTCCGCCTTCAATCGTGATATAGACTTTTGGCCCTTCCGACGCGCCGGCGTTCTGTCCACTACCCACCGCGCGTACCCCCAGTGAACCATCGCCGGCACGCGTCAGCGGCATGATGGCCTCCGGCCCGGCCTCGCCAAATACGCCGGCCCCTTTTGCGAAAGCGAAGAACTGCGGAGAGTCGTAGACCTGGTTGCTGTAGGCACTTAATGAAGGAGAGTCGAAGACACCGCCTTTGGCATAACCCGGTATTTGAAAGTTAAAGTTATTACCCGCATTCTGAATCGCAGTTCCTGCGCCGACATCAGCCGCTCCAGAAACACCACCTGCAATACTCACTCCAGCTCCCACCACACCCATGATGGTTTGCATGATGGTGCTGGTAACGAGAGCCTGAGCGGCCATATCAACGAGATTTTTTATGATTGACTGTGTGAGCGAGGAAAACAGGTCAGCCATGTTCTCCTTAAAGCTTCTCGTCCGCGTCAGCATGCTCGTCAGGAAGTTGCTAGAGCGCTCATGGGCCGTTTCAAATAACCCGACGGCCAAGCTCTGGAATTCGCCCTGCGATCGATATAACTCCAGCGACGTCTGATATTGCGAATCTGCAGAATCCTTCGTCGCCTTCTTCATCAGCATTTCGTACTGTTCTTTGCTGATCGCGCTGCTCTGATAGTACGACAGCAGCAAAGCCTGCCGCTGCGTTAACTGATTGCGGAGTGCTACCAGTGGATCAACCTCACCGGCGATATCCAGTTTAGGCGCCGCGATTTCGTCAGCCTTTGCCTGCAGCAGCTCTTTCGCGGTATCTCTGGCCAGCGTTATTCGTGCGGCCTGGTACTCTTTTTCATCAAGAAGGCGGGCTTTGAAAAGCTCAGCCAGGTCCCGGCTGGCTTCCTGCTCTTTTCGCAGAGTTTCCTGGGCGGGGGAATACTGCGCGGCCAGATCCAGTCGCTGTTTCTGGTAGTTCTCTGCATTCATTAACAGCGCGCGCTGCAGGTCAGCATCACTGGCGCCATTTTTCTTCGCCGCTTCCTGCAGCTCCCTGTTGCTGTCCTTTTCCTGCAGGTTAATTCTGGCCAGGCTGGATGCATGGGCTTCTTCAATTTGCTGCCGCAGCGTTTTGAACTGGTCGACCTGGGACTTACTGCCTTTCCCCGTGCCGGTACCGCCATCGCCGCCCCAGGGATTTCCATCTCCGGTCTCTTTGGGGGGCGTGCTTAACGCCCCTTTCAGATCGTCCGTAAGGGAGGTTATTTTTCCCGATAAACCCAGCTGAGCCAGTGTTTTTGCATCACTGACACGCTTAATGTTTTCCTCGGTTTTGCGGAGTCCCTCGTTAACGCTATCGAGATCCGCCCGCGCCCGCGTCTGGTCTTTTGTCACCCCTTCCAGCTGGCCGAAGGGGTCAAACCCTTTCAGGCTGTCGATACGACTGTCGGCATCCTGAATCTCTTTTATCAGCTGGTTACGCTGCACGACCTGGTTTTCGTACTTATCCTCCAGGTCGAACTGCTTCACATTTAACTGGTTAAGCGAGAGGCGCATCAGCGCTTCACTGGTTTCCACTACGGCATCTTTTAAATCAATGGCCGATTGCCGGGCTTCTTTTGCCTGTTGATGGAAATACAGTAATGCAGAGCCAGCCAGCGTCGCCGCGCCAACCGGACCACCAACAAAAGCCAGGGCGCCTCTTGCCAGGCCCACCGCAACGGAGGCCGCACGGGCTGATATCGACAATTGCCGGTTTGCCGCTGCCAGTTTCAGTTTCGCCTGGCTGGCCAGATTGGTTTGCTCAGTTTCCTGCCGGATGAGGCGGGTAAACTCATCCTGGTAACTGATATTCATCCCGTACTGTTTAGCCGTCCGCTCCATCTGCCGGTAGTGGCCAAACTCAGCGTCGTTCTGTTTCAGGATGGCCGCTGTCGAATCCAGCGTTTTGCGGGCAATATCCGCATCAGCCTGCGCCCGCGCTTTTACCGCCGCCTGGCTTTCCCGCCAGGCCGCGATATTCTCCCGCAGCCCTGCAGTCAGTTTCGTGGATAACACGGGGATCAGGCTGTAAAGCGCCACGCTGGAGACGGTGTTGAAATTGTCTGCCAGGCTGTTCAGTGCCTCCGTGGCAACCTGAATCCCGCTGCGGAGTGGCCCGTTACTGCTCTGGCCGATCTTAATGACCATCCCTTCAAACGCACTGCTCAGCCCCAGCAAATCGCCGTTCAGGTTGTTAACCCTGATGGATGCCTGCTCATGCGCCGTTTTGGTACCGGTCAGGGAAGCGGTCAGTTCATCAAGCTTTGAACGGTTCTGGACCAGGATAGACGCCGCATTCAGGTTCTCCACGCCAAACAGTTTTACGGCCTGGGCCGTGGAGAGATTTTTCCCGGAAAGATTGGTCAGCGCCTGGCTGAGACCAACCACGGACGGCTTGAGGCTCTTGTCCGTGCCCTTTTCCAGATTCAGGATGACGTTACGCAGCGCCGTGCCGGCTTCACCGCCTTTAATTTCACGCTCTGCCAGCACCTGAATCGCGGCATTCAGCTGCTCAAAACCAACGCCGGCCTGTGCGGCTGCAACGCCACCATTTTTAATGGCGGCCGCTGTATCCACAATCTCCGACGACCCGTACTTCGCGCCGGCGGCCAGCACGTTGATATAACGATCCGCTTCCTGCGCGCTCGCCCCGTACTGGTTTAAGGAGAGCGCCAGCGTTCTGGTCGCATCGGGCAGCGTTGTGCCGGCGGCCTGCGCCAGGATAAGCGCGCTGTTCGTAGCCTTCTGCAGTCCATCGGACGTTTTTAAAAGCTCCGGTTTAGCCGACGCCATCAGCTTTAACGCTTCGGCGGCCTGGCTGGCGCTGTACTCTGTCGTGCGCCCCATTTCCTGCGCAGCCAGATCCAGCGCTTTCATTTCAGCTGCAGTCGCACCGGTGATGGCCTGCAGATCTGATAACGCCTGTCCATATTGTCTGGACGTGGTGACGATCGTACCGATGGAAAGGCCGGCTCCTGCCAGCCCCGCCAGCCGGCTGGCCATCCCGGATATCGACAGACCGACCTTCTTATAGGCGTCTTCCGTCTTTTTCGCGTCCTCCTGGGCATTACGGTTAAACCGTCGTGACTGGTTCTCCGCATCGCCATACGCTCCCAGCAGCTGGGATTTAAAACTGGCTGCGTTCAGGTGCAGCCCGACCGCTAAAGATGCGACGTCTGCCATTACATTAATGCCCTCATGACTGCCGCGCATTCATCATCGACCCGGGATGGCGCAGGTGTGGTTTCGGTAGGTGGCGCGTTTTCATCGCCAGGACGGCGGAAAGTGCCCTGTTTCAGGAAGTAGGCTCGCCAGTGGTACAGAGTGTTTGCCGGCAATGCGGCAATTTTGGATGGGTCAGGCTCGCCCCAGCGGTCGGCCAGCCAGAAGATCAGCTCCAGCCAGGGCGAGTCACTCAGTTTTTTTCCGCTTCCTCCAGCTTGCCGATTGCGTGTTGCTTCACTTTTTCCACAGCGGCCAGCAGTTCGGGGTTTTCATGGGCCTTCAGCAGCTCGGCTGCCGTGGGTTTAAATTCATCCGGAATGGCCGTTCCATCCGGCTGAACCAGTGCATCGATGACGATCTGAATGACTTGCTCCGATGCCTCGCGCGCTGCGCCAGCTTTTGCGGTTTCAGCCATTTTCTCTTCGTAGCTGATGAGGTAATCCCCGGTCAGGCGGCGGATAAATACGGTGGCGCCAAATAACTCGGTTTTAATGACGGTTGGCTCCGATTTAAGCAACGCGGATTTCAGCGTGGACAGGTAATCTTTATCTTTCACAGGTAGTCCTTAAAAATAAAAAGCCACCCGAAGGTGGCTGTTTACAGGTTAAGTTAATCAGGCGCCGCCGGAGACAGCGACAGTTCCCCAGGTGATCTTGTTCTGTTTACCCTGAACAGTGATCTGGATGACCTCATTCGCCGGAGCGGCGATTTCATTCATCTGCCACCCGGACAGCGCCAGGAGCATCGTCGCGGTTCGCTTGTTGGGTAATTCGACGTATAACTGGATGGTCTTGCGGGCCTCTGCTGCGTTCAGCAGCGCGGCAAAATCGGTATTGCCCGGATCATCAATGAAGCCCAGCGACTTTTCAGGCCCGTCAGGCAGATCGCTGATGGACTGTTTCTGCTTATCCAGTAACGTGGTGCAGTCGACAAAGCCCCCCGTCTGCCCCATTGCACCCAGCGCTTTACAGTTAATCAGCGGTTTCAGCGCTGACGTGGCAGCGCCAGGATCCCCGTATTTCACAATGGTGCCCGCCGGCAACATCGCATATTCAGGCGAAGTTTTATCAGCCATGTTTCTCTCTCTTTTTATACGGCAGCGGATGCTACCTGTTTTCAATGCCGTTTCGGATTTCCACGGTTAACACGCGCAAAACGGTCTGGAGGTTGTAATCCAGGGCGGGTCGGATAAAGGGGTCTGCAACCTGTTTAACCGTGCCAAACTCCTGCGCCAGCGCCTTCATATGGTGCTGCTTGCTGGGGCCGACACGGAGCGTTACAACCGCGTTCCCTTTACCCTTGCGGGTGGAAGAGCGGATTTTGATTGAGTCCCGCATGTGCGGCCCGGCAGACGTTTCGTCAAAGCCGGCATGCTGCTTCATATCTTCCTCGACGACCTTTAGCGCTTCGCGCCCGGCATCCCGCAATACCTTCGTCGCCACTTTTTCGCCCAGGGCCATTAACTGCCGCTCCAGCTCATCCAGCCCTTTAACTTCCATTCGGATCACGAGGAGTCCTCCACGTAGTGAATGATGAAATCGCGGGTCAGGCGATACTGAATGCGACGATTCGTCAGCTGGTTTTTATCCTGATGGATACCGCCTCGCTCCACATACTGAACCGGGATACCCTCCAGCTGGCCATGAACGACGGACTTCAGTTCCGTCCAGATTTTTTTATCCAGCTGCAGCAGTGAGGTGTAATCATCGAGACGGTACAGATTCACCTGGATACGGGCAGAGACGATCCCCGTTCGCAACATTCCCGAGACCATTTCCGGGTCAGAGATACGCTGAAAGGTCGCTCCTTCCTGGACTGTGTCCGGCAGTAAAAGCGGATACGCATTCATGCCGGTGATGCGCTCCAGCGCACCCTTAATCGCCAGCTCTATCATGCCGCCCGTCAGCCTCCCCCGTGATAATGATCCGGTCCGTTTTACGGTCGATATTCCGGACGGTATAAACCAGATTTTTCGTCGTGATTTTCCAGTCAATATCAACCAGCACGCCCGGATAGACCGTAAACAGGCAGGTTTCCACCACCTGCTGCTGATCCAGCGTGCGGACTTTCCGCCCCGATACCAGCTCCCGTTTTGCCCACGCTTTTCCCGATTCAACCTGCTTTTCCGGTAGCGGTTCGCCCAGCGGCCCCCGACCGGACTGAACGTAGCTAATCGCAATGCGACAGTTCATATCACCCGGTTTCAGGCTCATAGCGTATGCTCCTGCAGGGGGAAAAGAAGATGCCTCACCGCAGCGGTTTCCAGCCACTGTCCGGTATGGCCATTCAGATACGCATCGCTGACCAGAAACTGAATGGCCAGCCGGATATCTTCATCCGCGATAAATCCGCGGACGGTCTCCGGGAGTGCCTGCAGCTCTTCATCACTGGTGACCAGCTTGCAGTAATAATCACGCTCGATGCTCCGCTGCGCGGCATTCACCATTTGCGTGAGCATGGCGTCATGCTCCGTGAAGTCCAGTTCCAGGCGTAGCTGGGTTTTCACATCATCCAATGTCAGTATCAAAATCGCTGTCTCCCGGTTTCGGTTTCAGCGCGCGTTCGGCATCCTTTGGCCATACCGCGATACGGCGCTTAACCAGCTCTTCCGCACGCTGGCGTTCAAAACACGCAACATCACCACGGGAATAACGATGATGCGGTCCAAGAAACACCACTGCTTCGCGTTCTGGGCTACTTACCGCCTGTGCGACCACGGTCGCATGGCTATCCTCTGCAACCGTTTCTTCCGGTTCCACGGACTTATTTTTCACAGCCATAACATTCTCCTTAAATGGAAAGGCCCGCATATGCGAGCCTTATTAACAGGGGGAAGGGTTAGAACAGAACGCCAGTACCCAGCACCAGACCTTCCGGGTGACGGAAACCAATATCGTGTTCAGTAACCACGCGGATAAGAGACTGATTACGGGAGAACGCCGATACCAGGTTGCCATCGGCGTCGATATAAGAGGCCTCTTTCGAGAAATCGACCTTCATATTGCCGTCTTCACCAATAACCACGTCATTGAAGTCGGCAAAGTAGATCTCGGACTCCTTACCGCCGGTACCCAGATTGGCAGGAATAGCGCTGGTACGCTGAATCGGGTAGCCTTTGAGTAATCCCTGAGCAATTTCCGGGTAAACTTTGTTCCCGTTGCCGTCACGCAGTCCGAACAACTTCATGTAGGTACGGTTAGACATGCCCCAGCCACTGTTGATCATGTTGCTGTTACCGTCCATCGCCTTCAAAATGATGTTGTCCAGATACTCGTCAATCGTGTTCATGTTGATTGCTGCATCAGCTTCCCACGGCAGCAGACGGTTCCACTGAGTTGCGCGCGCTTTCATACCAATCGGCGTATCGCCGGTACCATCATCACGCATAAAAGCTTTATCTTCACGAACGGAGATAGCTGTCAGAATATCCTGCAGGACCAGCTGCTCTACGTTAAATCCGGCACGCCCGATCAGCGCATTGGAAATCGGCACCATCGCAATCAGGGTTTTCGCTGTCAATTTTACGTCATCGAAGCGTGTTTCTGATGTTTTAGCGTCTTTGTTTTCACCGGTATAGCCAGCCGTTGCACCACCGGCTACGCGTGGCAGCGCTATATTACCATTCGGCAGCGGAATGGAACGGGCACCCAGCTTACGGACGATGGTGCGGTCACTCAGCAGCTCGATCACTTCACTGTGCAGGTTCTGCGGAATAAGTACGCCACCGGATGCCGCCGCCGTGGAGATGGCCATCGATACCGACTGATCATTCAGTTCCTCTGCAGCGAACTTTGCCGCGTCCTGCAGATTACCTGCGCCTGCGGCGACAGACATAACCAGTCGGGTCATGCCAGCACCGGTGTACTGTTTCGGCTCCTGCTTAACAATAATTCCGGGGGCCTGCTGAGTCGCTTTCACGGGCTTTGCGACCAGCGCCGCAGCACGTTCGGCGGCTTCCAGGCGTTCAATTTTGGCGCTGATATCAGTGAACTGCTGCTGCAAGCTCGCAAATTCGGTCAACTGCTCTGCTGCCAGCGTCCCGCCGCTCGCTTCAATGGTTGCCAGGGCCTGAACCTGTTCGTTGATACCCGCACGCTGACGACGCAATTCTTCAATCTGTGGCATTTGATTTCTCTCTTTTTAGACATAAAAAAAGCAGCCTGCTGGCTGCTTAAGGTGACGCGGTTTGTGTTTGCGCCGGGTTACATTTTGGTTTGCAGGTCCATCGCGGCTGCCTGCATCTGAATGGAGGTTTTTTGACGGGGTTGCTGATACTTTGTCGCGATAGCATTGATCGCCGCCTGGGGGTCAGAGACTTCATCCGCCAGGCCGGCAGACACCGCGCCAGGGCCAAAATACAGCCCCGCCTGCGTATCAATGACGGCCTGCTGATTCAGGCCGCGATATTCGGCCACCGACCCCGTAAACGTCTCGTACATTTCGTCGATCATGCCCTGGAACATACCCAGCGACTCTTCACTCAGTGGTTCATGTTGGGTGCCGTTATTTTTGTTATCTCCCCGGTAAATGGTGGTGAACGTCAGCCCCATTTTTTCTTCCATCTTCGACGTATCGAGGTGCTCCATGATCACACCAATCGACCCCACGCCACTGGTCTGGCTGACGATGATTTTGCTGCAGGCCGATGCGATGAAATACGCGGCGGAATACGCGCTGTAGTTCACAATCGCCGTGATGGGTTTCGTGTCACGAGACTGATAAATGTAATCGGCCAGCTCCTTGCACCCCACCGCTGCACCGCCGCCGGAGTTAATATCCAGAACGATTTCGCTGATTGAGGGGTCGTTTAACGCCGCCTGCAACTGCCCGCGGATCCGCTCGTAGCTGGTCAGCTCGGAGCACATCGCCGTAATCTGCCCCCGGCGTGGAACGAGAATGCCATGAACGGGGATCACCGCCACCCCGCCGGTGGGCTGGACCTGCTCAGCTGCAGGTGATTTACCCGGATTCAGCGCCATCTGAATGACGGCATCTTCGGTGATCCCCTGAATACGGGGGATGAGCACCGCTTTCACGGAGTCCATTGTTTGCCGCGTCACGTAATGCGGCACACCAAAGACCATATCTGCCAGGTGCGGCAGGTTAATTAATTTCGTTGTCATGTTGTCTTCCAGGTCATCCCGCGTGGCGGGAAATAATCAGGCTCTGGCCAGAAGGGTTTCGATTTCGGCCAGCTGTTTTGCTGTCGGCGATTTATCGCCAGGAAGGATCTTCGCGCTGTCGACCATATTGAGCGGCGTCAGGTATTTATCCCCGCCGGCAATTGGCGGCAGATTCTCCATACGCCGGATATCGTTAGTGGATAGCCATCCCCACTGGCGGCCCAGCGCATAAGATTCATAGCGTGATTTCTGATCGCCTCGCAGCAGCCCGGAAACATTGAACTCGATGTACAAATCGCGGCGTTCGCTGGGCAGAAGCAGATCGCGCTGCAGCGCACCCTCATGGCGTTTCAGCCAGGCCAGTAGCGTATACATCACGAACTGCAGGCCCTGGTGCTCAATGTTGTTGTTGGTTGCTTTCGCCAGCATCTGCACCATATGTGGCGGGATTTTATAGAGCCGGCAGACCTCTTCCACGCCCCACTGCCGCGACTGTAGCAGCTGCGCCTTTTCGTTATCCTGCGACAGTTGTTTGTAGCTCATGCCCTCCTGCAGCAATGCCACAGAGAACATATTGTGAATACCGGAATGGCGCTCGGTCCATTTCGCCAGCAGGCGATCAATAGCATCCTGGCTTTTAATGGTCGCGGCCTCTTTCGGACGCTCTATCACCCCGCTCATCGTTGTCCCGCGCCGGAATGTCGCGGCCGCATGCTCCTCAACCGCCAGATTTAGCCCCAGAACATCGGCGTTCGTCTGAATGGGGGAACTGCCGATATAGCCATCCAGAGAAAAGACCTTCACATGGTGCATCATGCGCATCGGCAGAATTTCGCCGACTTCCGGGAGTTGGTAATACGGCATACCGTCCGGCCCTTTCAGCACAATGACCTTTTTCGGGTTAATGGGGATCAGCTCTTTCGGGTAGCCTTTTCCGTCCCGTTCGATGATCGAGTAGCAATTTCCCTCCAGCCCCAGCAACCCCTGCTGCTGCTCAAAATACTCGAATGAGGTGTCTTTCCTGTTGGGCTGGGAGTGAATCAGGTCATAAACCGGGTGATCCGTCGCACGCTGGCGCCCGCCATTTTTATCCCGCCGGTAAAGTTCGCACGGCAGCTGCGCGACGGACTCAGCCAGGAGGGTGACACAGGCCCGGACCGCTGAAAGTCCCAGAGCGGTTTCCGGCGTGATTATGATGCCAGTTTTGCTCTGGCTTGAACGAACCCCGCCCAGCATGGCTTCCCAGAAGCTATTACCCGAGTATTGTCGGCCCCTGAACATCTGGGGTAGGAACATTATTTACCTCCGCCATTGCTGACGCCGGAGGAAAAGGCCCGGGTTGTCATATATGACCAGCCCAGACAAATAATCCCTCCTGTTATCAATCCCACTGATGGAGAAATAAGCCAGGCACCTGCGGATAACAATCCAGCACCAGTGAGGCCGACAATAAAACTCAGAACTGAAATTAGCATGCTATATCTTCCTCATCGTATACGGATATCATCACTGAACTGTTAAGCATGGCGCGCCCCAGCCCCATCATTAAACCAACCGCACCATCTATCTTGTTCTGCCGCCCTTCTTTCCCGGGACGCACAATATCGTCACTTCCGGGAAGGTACTGGCCGACGATATTGGAAATACACCAGTTCATGACAGGGTGTCCGTCATGATGGAATCTCCCCGAGATGAGCGCAGCCTCAATCTCTCTCATAGGATCACTCATATGGGTAAAATTTTGTCTTATCTCGACAGGCTCAAGCCCCTCTTCCTCAAGCATGTGACGTAATGAAGTCGCGCCATAAGGATCAATGGGGCATTGGGCAATTTTTACGGTATTCCGCAGCTTCAGGATCGTTTCAAATATCAGCCTGTAATCAACTTCGCCACCATCGGTCGGGATCAACTTACCCTGCCGGACAAAGGACTGATAACGTTCTGCGGTACTTTTCAGCGCGGTCTCCTGCGAGTAAATGGTTTCTTCTGGTGCCCAAAACAGAGGAGAAACACAGTAAAAATGTGTTATTCCGTCTATTTCACGACGAAAAACTGGAACCACGGCATTGAGGTCAACTTTCGAGGCCAGATCGATACCCAGCCAGCATTCTTCCCCTTCAAAATCTGACAACTTAAGGTTTTTATCGGCTGCATCCATCCATTTTCTCAGGTCGTAATAAGCTGATTTTGCGCTTACCCAGCGATTGAAATGCTTGGTCAGAATCTTGTTTGTCTGCCCGGGCGTCGACATACCCAATAATTGTTTAGCCCGGAGAAAATCTGCTTTTACCGAAATGCCATAGTTGGGGTTTGCCTTGATTAATGCCTCAGGAGTCGTCCAGTCATCATCGTCATCAAGGCCATAAATCAGACCAAATATGGTTTCATTTTCCTCGCCATTACGGGTTCTCCGCAGGATCTCTACAACCTGAGTACGCTTTTCATAGCAAGGGGATGTAATGTCATAGCCGGCAGTGGTGATGATCAGTGTCATCGGTTGTTCACGAGCCCCCATACCGGTGGTCATGGTGGTGTAAAGCGCATCAGTAGTATGTTCGTGATATTCATCAATGATGGCGCATGATGGCGAATCACCATCCCCCGGGTCACCGATCACAGGCGCAAAAACCGAACCGTCAGGGCGCGTCATTTTTTTTGCCCAGGGTTTTATCGAGAATTTTTGCCGCAATGCCGGCAGCTTTTTCACCATTTGCAGCGCCGGAGAAAATACCTTCCATGCCTGTTTTTCAGTCGTGGCGCCGCAATAGACTTCTGCACCATGCTCGCCATCTGCACAAAACATATAATTTCCTACAGCAGCGGCAATAGCGGATTTCCCGTTCTTCCTGGGCACCTCGATATAGATTTCAGAGAAACGACGCAGGCCTGTCTTCTTGTGTACCCATCCAAACGGTACGCCAAGAGCGAACTTCTGCCAGGCTTCAAATTCAATCCGGAGTTTACGCCGGGCCCATTCCCCTGAGGTATGAGGCATTTTCTGGGCAAAACGAAGAAATCGTTCTGCTTTGTTTTTATCGAAGCGGTAGGGCCAGTGGGGATCCTTTGCTCGTTCGAGGTCGTCCAGATGTCGCTGACAGGCAAGTACCGTTAACTGACACGCCAGAATCTTCCCGCCAACGATATCCCGCGCATACTGGTTCGCCGCATTGACGTTCGGATAGGTAGCCATCAGTCAAACTCATCGAATTCATTCCCGTCATCGTCTGGATCCTTTTGTCCACTGGTCATGCGAAGACGACTGAGCGGATCTAACCCCAACAGAGAGCCGAGGCGGGCAAGCTGGGAAACCGAGTCATTGCGGATATTAACTGCAGGGTGTTTTTTCAAGCCCCCCATTTCACTTTCTGAGGTCAGTCCGCTGGCCAGCATTTTTTCGGCTTCGAGCATCAGATGAAAAGCATTGCAGTAAGCCAGCAACAAAGGTGCGTCCTCCAGCTCAAACACCCCTCGGTCGATGAGTATTTTGCTTTGCGTCTTCCACATTCTTATTGCCGCCTCCCCCATTAACTCAGCGGGAGGCGCAATACGTGTTAATTTGCTTTTTTGCCCGGTGGGTAAAGTGGGTTTTCGGCCACCACCGGACGATCGAATTCCTCCGGCCATAAACGTTCCTTTGATAGATGAAACCTTCCGGAAAAAAGTTTCTTATTTCTGGCGTGTAAAAATAGACTTCAACGGGCAGTCCCGAAGTGCGAAAGGGGTCAGGGATTTGATCCCCCCTTCCCCCTGGCTGCAGCTGCCTCAGTCGAGGTGGAGGTCGTCATTCCGGCTGCGCCGGCGGCGAATACGGTTCGCACTGCGTGGGCCGGCATATATCAGACGTTCAATGAACACCAGTTGTTATACCGGCGGTCAGGATCCTGTCGCTGTAGCAGATCCTCCATCGGCCTGCAGTACGCTTTCTGGAAGCCGTTCATCTAATGGCTGGTTCTCGAAAACCTTCATCCCAAACTGACCAATCCAGGTGCTAACTGAGTTGATGTTCCCTGCGATGAAGTCGGTCACCTCGGCGATCAATCCTTTAACGACGACATCCGTGCTCTGACGCCAGTAATTCTCAATCGCGACCAGCAACGGATCGGAACCATTACTGACAGATTGTTCACCTACGCTATACGTTTTTTTCTTCGCGCTATCGGTTATACATCGCAGCTGGCTGGTCTGGACGGCTCCAACCTCTGCTGCAATTACCTGCATCGTCAACGTAGCCACTTTGTTCCCGTCTGCATCAGCGCTGGATGCATAGAACATGGAGAGCGTCAGATCCGTGCGTTTATACATCATTGCTTACCTCCCCTACGATGGCGGGAACGACGACCGCCGGGAAACGGAGATTGTTGATCCTGTACCAGCTCACCCACTAAAGGTTCCTGGGCCGACTCAGCAGCCGGTGCCGGTGCAATATCATGCGCAATCGTCAGTTTCAGCAGTGGGCGGCCGCCCTGGACATGCTCAAAATGGATGCCATGCACGGCTTCATTCATTCGTGACTGACCATCAGTCTCCAGAACGGTCAAAACGCCATCAACGTATTCAATTTTGAAACTCTTCATCGGGTTCTCTCTGTTGCTGTTTTCTTGCTGTGGCAGGTCCAGCACAATGACTCCAGATTAAAGTCATCATCGGTACCACCATGAGCTTTAGGAATGATGTGGTCGACACTTGAAGCTTTCGTGGCAATACCGTCTCGCCTGCAGTTCTGACAAAGGTATTTATCCCTCTTCATGATACGGGCCCGTTTAATTTCCCACGGACGACCATAACCACGTTCATGCCGAGTTTTTCCGGGCTGATAGTTACGCCAGCCATCACCGGCGTGTTGCTGCCGATGGATCTCACAGAACCCACTGACATCATTCGTTACTGCCGTGCATCCTTTGTGCCGGCAAGGTCGTTTAGCGCGTGGAGGCATAACTTTTTCCGAAGTTAGTGATAACGCAGTCGTTAACACCGTTTTGTGTTACAGGGATGATGCCAGGGTGAACTTGGGTGAACTTGATGCCATATTCACCCCAATAAAAAGCCCCGCATAAGCGGGGCTGTAGATTCAGAAATATGGTTTTGGCTACTGGTAGGTATATGCGAAATGCCCTTCGATCTGAGATCTGACATCAACAGTTTCGTCTAACTTTAAGGAATCATAGCCCTTAATATGGAAATGAGGCTCATATGCATAAATCGTAATAAATGCATATGACCCTTCATCTCCCGTGAAAATCTCATATTTGACGCGAGAAAGACCGGCACCAACTAACATGTATGTATCCAGAAGCTTCTGGGTATTCATCATCCATTCCTTTTCCTTTAAAAATCCTTATCAGCATACATGAATTCGATGGATGACGACTGCAATGAATTCTTGCAGGCTTCAAAAAAACCTCAGTATCAGTAAGTTAATACCCATACAGCCCCCCAAATATGCCAAAAAATAAAGCAGAAAGCAGCCAGGCAAGTGCAGTCTTCTTCATTAGCACTCCGTAAAATGCTATAGACATTGCTAGACACATCGTTATAAAAACTGGCCACATAGTCAATAAAAAAAGCAAATAACCAAAAAACCCACTATTAATAGTTATATTCACCGCTAACTTAACCCTGACGTTCTAAATATGAGCTGTATCGCATGACACCATGCAATCTGTTCTTTCTGGCGAACTATAGCATTATCAAAGCCACTTAGTGAATGCTTGATGCCTTAGCCGCTGAGCTCCGTTAACTGATTTACACCCGCTACGCTTGTTATATCCGGAGTGTTGTCTAAACTATCTAATGACTTTGCTCTGCCACGACAAAGTCCGTCGTTCTACCTGTGAGCTTAGGGATGAGCCACTTCCTGTAGTATCTGGCCTTCCATTTTTTCTCAAAACCAGTAGAAAAACATCCCGCAATCTGACTATACTCCTACATTGGCTGCCCCTGCAGCACCCCGTCAATCTGTCGGATTTACTCCACGGGGTTTTTTATAACCTGAAACTGCTGGACAAAAGACTCCAAGAACTAAGCCCACCAGCAGCACATTTCCAGGATATCCATAAACAGGATACCTAAGAGTTGTTATGTCCTTCGAACATATAAGGCGCGTATGATGATTAGTTATATTCAAACCTGAGCTCATCAAGCCTTAATGGTTTTCTTATAAAAGTATTTTTGCATTAGATAATGAGTATCTGTCCCTCGCACAATGCGCAAAGCATAGGGGAGGATTCATCGTAATCACCATTTCCATCGGTGTAATTATTAACCACCCAAAGAGTGTAATCAATCGTGTCATCTCTGACAAGATTGATATTCCCAGCATTCTGTTCACCTCGTAAAATATACTTACCTTGCTTATCTTTTATACCATGAGAGAGAGTCCCACTCCTTTATTAAAATAATAGATAAAATCTTAAGTCCACCATCTGATACAAGTACTTCCAATGACAGTTTGTCACCTGAAGCTGGATCAGACATTCTTGCATAACATTTTCTAATCACAACCAACCTACTCATTTTTGGGTAGGGTATAAGCAAGGCAGGGACTGAATTCAACAAGAAAATAACCTATCGGGCTATCGCTTTATAATAAGCCTGCCAGCGGTACTTATCCAATCTCAGTTGCCGCAAGCACTGAGTGCTTTCAATATCAGCCTGCAGATCTTCGTCGCTGTCCTTCGCGGCGTCACTTGCTTTGCACGGCGGGCTCATCAAATCCGGGGATGGAGTTGGCAGCATCGATGGCGCGCTGACGCAGCTGCACAGCATCATCATCAAACCTGCATACAATACGATTCGGAGACTGAACATATTTCACCACGTCACGGGTTATTGTTTTGTAGATGACCTTACCCGCTTCGTTAGCAGTAGCGGCCTTTTCCTCTACAGGCTTAATGGTACTCTCGGCCTTCTCTCTCTTCTTTGAAGCTTGAGCATTGATGTGATCAGCGTGAGAACTCCAGCCTGAGCGCCACGAAATCACGTTAGAGGCCAGCAGGATTGTTATAGCGATGATAACGGTGGTTAAGCGACTCATCTTTGCTCCCATAAACAAACTTCACGCTCAACTTCCCTCCGGGTAATAAGTCCTTTCCACTGCTTACCTTTGGCATAGGTCCAGCGGAGCAGTTGATCGCACGCTCCTTTAGGGTCACCCTGGTTGATTTTGCGAAGCAGTGTGGAGGTCTGGAAGTTACCAGTTCCGACGTTATAGGCGAACGAGTACAAAGCCCCACGCATAGTTTCTGGGATCGGTTTTTTGATGTAAGGGTTGATCTGCCTGGCGACGGTATTCAGGTCTTTATTTAGTAGCGCCCGACACTCTGCCTCGGTATAGGTTTTGCCGAGCATGATGTCTTTACCTGTGTGGCCGTAGCAAACCGTCCAGACACCTACCACATCCTGATAAGGGTCGTATCGCACTCCCTCAAGCCCATCATTACCCGTCGGGCCAGTAATGAGTGCAGAGGCAATCGCAAAGGCTCCACCGCCGACTGCAGCAAGAACGCTTTTACGTAGTGTCGGAGACATTATTCACCTCGCACAGCTTTTCGCCGGTCTTCTTTAATTTTGAAATACAGATTCGTCAGGTATGTCAGCAAGCCAAATACCAGACTTCCCAGAACACCAATAGCGGCCCACTGGGATGGGGATACTTTGTCGAGCAATTGCAACATCCAGAACCCCGCGTTACCTGCGGACGTTCCGTAGGCAATACCTGTTGTTAGCTTGTCCATTCGATACATACTCCACCTCCGGATTAACGGGGTGCTTTGTGCGTGTAGGGGGTCAGGCCCATCGGGCTGATTTAACAACGAGCCGTATCGATGATGATTCCCGTGAGCCTGAAATGAAAAAGGCCACGCAAATGCGCAGCCTTTGAATAGATCCGCTGGAAAAGAACAGCCCACGCGTTAACGTGGGCTTGAGGTGAAGTTGTGGTGCCGGGTGCTTCCCGGTAAGTCGTTGGTCAGTCACCGTGACTCGCGCTGAGGATTCGCTTCTAACTGTTTACGCCCCTCCGCTAGGGGGATTCACCACCAATAAAACTTAACATCTCAATAACGTCTCTTCAATGCCATGCGTCGCTATGACCTAATTTTTCGGCGCAAAGCATCCTGCTGTTCCGCTTCTTATTGCTTTGAGCCTCACTCCGTTGAAGGGGAAAGGAGTTCCTGCAAATGAAGTGGTCAACAAAAACTGGCCACCGCGTTAGAGTTTTTCCAGTATCGGTTTTCTGATTCGTTTGGCGGTAACCCACCATTATATTCGTGCGGTCTTAGTGCGCTGTAATATCCAACGATATAGTCCGTTATTGCGTGAGCTGCATCGCTGAAGCTTACATAGCCCGTCGCCGGCACCCATTCGTTCTTCAGACTCCTGAAGAAGCGCTCCATTGGGCTGTTATCCCAGCAGTTTCCACGCCGACTCATACTCTGCCTGATCCGGTATCGCCACAGTAACTGCCGGAACTGCCTGCTCGTATAATGGCTGCCTTGGACGCCCTTCTAAGAGTCAAGCTGTTATCGGGATACTGTTGATCCGCCTGTTTTGATTGCGCAGTAACGTGTAAACTTCGCGGGAGATATATCGCTTTAGACAGCGTATCGCTTCCATTTTTGTATGTCCTTCGGCTACACGCCTGGCGACATATTCCTTTGTTTTTGCGTCAGTTCGTAAGCGTCCGATGGCGATGATGTGAAGTGCACTATTTGCAGCACGATCTCCACCACGATTAAGTCGGTAACGGTTCGTTTTTCCAGAAGAAACGGGGACCGGGCTGACACCACACAGTGCCGCAAATCCTGATTCTGATCTTAACCGTTGAGGATTGTCTCCGGCAGTGATCAGCAACTGTGAAGCGCTTTCGTATCCGATAGCATTACGTTTAATCAGCTCAGGTGCCAACTCGTCGACAATTGCCGCAATCATGACATCCAGATCAGCGATTTCGTCATGTAACTCGAGATAGCGTCGGGCAAGGGACTTTAATGAAATGCGATAAACGTTGGTTACATTGCGGTATTCACTGGCATCAGGTCTCCAGGAACCCAGGGTCCTGATGAGCTGCATGCGCGTCATATTTCTGAGCTGTTCACGTAATTCATCCGGGGCAGAGATAATATTTGAATGGATAATCTGGAGAGCGACTCTGCGGGCTGATATTGCTGTTTTTCGGCAAGTTTTTAATACCCGCAGGGACTCAATCATGCCATCACGCGTTTTGGGAGTAACTGTCCTGATGCCTGAGAATGCTGCATGAGCGGCACATTCAGCATCAATTGTGTCACTTTTACCCCGTTTGCGTCGCTCCATCCGGTCTGGAGCAGTCACCTCAAGAACTTCTAACCCGGCGTTCTGAAAATAACGAAGCAAACCGGAACCATAGGTACCTGTGCACTCAACACCAATTCGCTTTAATGTCCCAAACGAGGTCATCCATGCCAGCATCTGCCGGTAACCTTGTCGTGTTGTGGAGAAATACTGAGTCCCAAGGACTTTATTGTTCTGATCTACGACAGCGGCAACGTGCAAATCTTTATGTGTATCCACGCCACCCACAACGGCAGCTTCGGTAACTTTATCAACCATGACAGAGCTCCTGTGAGGAAACAGAGTTGAATCTCCAGACAGATAACCCGGACAGGACAGTAACGAGACAAGCCGTCAGGCCCTTCTTGAGTCACGCGCATCGGTGAGGAGATGCCTCGCATGAAGGCGCTTCCGGCAACCGACGGGTCCAGGGCAGGACACAAAAGGTCGATCGCTGTGTGAGTCAGGATGCGGGAAGGTCTTCACTGCATCAGTAATCACACCAATCTGGTTAAACGGCAAACTAAGTGGTGGTAAAGACTGACATCGGCATTATTACTATCGCTGTGGAACATCACCCCGACGGGCTTACCACGGGTTTCCCATGCCATTTCCAGTGCTTTCATGGTGAGCCTGCTGTCCGGCGAGAACGACATGGCCCAGCCCACTGGTTTTCTTGCGAACAGGTCGAGAACAACGGCGAGGTACGCCCAGCGCTTACCCGTCCAGATATAGGTCACATCACCGCACCACACCTGATTTGGTTCCGTTACGGCGAACTGTCGCTCAAGATGATTCGGGATAGCAACGTGCTCATGACCGCCACGCTTATACCGGTGAGTCGGCTGCTGGCAACTGACCAGCCCCAGCTCTTTCATGAGTCTGCCAGCAAGCCAGCGCCCCATCTGGTAACCTCTCTGGGTTGCCATTGTGGCGATGCTTCTTGCTCCGGCAGAGCCGTGGCTGATGCCATGCAGTTCAAGTACCTGACTGCGTAATACAGCCCGTCTGCCGTCTGGCTTTTCAGGACGGTTTTTCCAGTATTTGTAGCTGCTGCGATGAACCCCGAACACATGGCAGAGAGTGGCCACAGGATAACGCGCCCTGAGTTTCCCGATTATCGAGAACTGTTCAGGGAGTCTGACATCAAGAGCGCGGTAGCCTTTTTTAATATTTCATTTTCCATTTCAATACGTTGTAGCTTTTTCCTGAGCTCACGGATTTCAATTTGTTCCGGGGTAATGGGGGAGGCTTTTGGTGTTTTGCCCTGCCGTTCATCACGTAATTGTTTCACCCATCGCGTCATTGTGGAAAGGCCGACATCCATAGCGCTGGCTGCATCTGCCACGGTGTAGTTCTGGTCAACGACCAGTTGAGCGGATTCGCGTTTAAACTCTGCGCTGAAATTTCTTTTTTTCATTATGACACCTGTGTTGTTCTGAGGTGAGCATATCACCTCTGTTCAGGTGGCCAAATTCAGTAAACCACTTCAAAATGAATCCATCGCCTTCCTTGTTTTGATGATTTATTTGGGCAGATCACGAGCAAAAAAAACCCGCTCAGAGAAGCGGGAAGAAGGTTGGCAACCAAAACTGTAACGAAAAGAAGGTGCACCTAATGGTCCGAGCTACCGATTTACCAGGAAGCATTCACTTTTGCCGTTACGTTCTATAAACATAGAAGGGCAACCGCAAAAGTAAACCCACTATGAAATATTCAATATGCTTAGTGACAGTGTGGTGCCGGGTGCCTCCCGGTGAGCATGCCCCAGTCGGCATGGCCCGCGCTGCATTTACAGGTTTCTGTAACTGACTGGTCGCCCCTCCGCATAGGGGGATTCACCACCTCAATAATATATGATGCAAACAATCGAAGCGTCAATGTCAGAAATATATCTGGCGCTGGTTACCACCGAACTTAACCACAGAAAGCAGCAAAGCTACTCAGTGGCCAATCTTCATGTTACCTGTACTTCAACTCCAACAGCTCAAGACAGCTATTGAGGTTGCAGAACGTTTTCATTGACCACACTTCCGGGTTAACAGGGCGCCTGGAGAGGGATTGGCCTCATGCTTAGCTGACAAGTCAGCCCGAGAGGTTTTAGTATGGGCCTAAAATGCAGAGATTCTGTCGTCTAGCAAGGGTTTCGATGATGTAAGCTGTGTGTCGAAGTAACCACTCTTAACAGATTACGATAGATTTTGCGTACGCGTTAGGTATTTCTTACAATCATCTTTTTTACATGAGGTTTTCATCACATGACTACACTAAAAGAACTCAATGAAGAGCTCAAGCAGCTCACCGATGATGGCGATAAAACGAGGAAAAAAGCAGAAATTGCGGCTTTGGTAGCCAAAGCCGATAATGACATAAGACTTGCACAAAGGAATATCGGCTACAACGTCAGGGAGTGGACCGTCGAGGTCATTGTCCAGAAATACGGCGAGAATCTCGATATTGATGCGAACGAGTTATTTATCCCAGATTATCAACGTGATTACAAATGGGATGTGAAAACAGCCTCTAGATTCATTGAGAGTATATTACTCGACTTTCCTATTCCTTACTTATACATCGCTGATGTATTCAATGAAGACCCAGAACTGGATGGAAGAGTAGAAATCATAGATGGTTCTCAACGAATTCGTGCAATTCATTATTTTTGGAACAATGAATTTGAACTGAAGGATCTTAAAGAACTTAAGAGCTTAGAAGGCTTCAAATTTTCAGATCTTTTAGCGAGTCGACAAAGACGTTTTCTCCGGGCTTCGCTAAGATTCATTGAGTTAAAAGGTGATGTTGAAGAACAACACCGAAGAGATCTTTTTGAAAGAATAAATTCTGGTGTGAAAAGACTCGAGGCAATGGAAGTAAGACATGGTTCTGATGCTGCAGCTTCCATTTTCTATAGGGATGTGATCTCTCCGTGTTCAGTTAATCCATTATTCTCACAGTTAGCACCGTTATCAGATCGTAAACGTTCTAATGGCGATCATAGGGAGCTTGTATTACGTTTCTTTGCTTATTTAAATGACTTAGATAATTATAAAGGTTTCGTTGCTCCATTTATTGATCAATATATGAACACCCAAGCAAATCAAGTAACACAGCAAAATGTAAGTTCATATACTGATGAATTTGAAAAAATGCTTCAATTTGTCAACGCTCATTTTCCTATGGGGTTCAAAAAGACACCTACAAGTAAAACAACCCCCAGAGCTAGGTATGAAGCGATTGCAGTAGGAACAGCTTTAGCTTTAAGAACTAACCCGCAACTCCTGGAACCAGCCCAGCCTATTTCTGACTGGTTATTCGAGCCAGAATTTGAAGGAATTGTAACAGCAGATAGTGCCAACAACACTACGCAGCTCAAGAATAGAATATTCTATGTTAGAGATAAGTTATTAGGGGTCTGATATGAGTCTTATTGACTTAAGAGATGAGTATGAAGAAAGAGCAAGTGATATAGGTGAGATCATCTCGCTAGCTTTGGCTATTTCTGAACAATCTGAGAGTTTAAATCAAAATACTCAACAGAGCTTAGTATCGTGCTTAGAAACCCGGGTTAATATTTTAAAGTCATCTCTTCACATGATGCTATACAATCAAGTTGAGAATACTGCAAGAGGATGTATTGAATCTATTTATGATCATTTACAGGATAGCGAAGTAAGCTATTCATCCTTAAAAGATAAATTTCAGATAAGCATATTGCATCGTATCATTTCAGATAATGAAACAGGTAAAAGCCTATATCAAAAAATTGGCAGTGATATATCTAAGAAGATAATCTCAGCATCTATGAATATTAGAAAAGAGTTTAATGGCAATGTATGCAAACCAGTGTTGCATAAGATAACTCAAGCTTACGGCATACAAATTGCAACATCCCCAGAGTGCCGTAATGGCGCTGATCTTGATCTTTTAAAGGACATTCGAAATGAATTAGCACATGGTAGTACAAGCTTTTCCAGAAAGGGGCAACTTGACCCTTTAGGAGAGGTTATAAGTAGAGCTCAAAGAATAGACATTTACTTACGTCTACTAATAAGCTCTACTGAAGAATATATTGCTACAAGTGGCTATTTATCTGCGCAACATGCCTAATGAAAGTCTCTCCTATAGCATGACCGATTATAGGAGGGACTGCATTTCCAATCATCGTGCCCAATTTTTGGAACGAGAAAGGGGTTTTCCCATCTAAGAAATTATATTCCAATGGGAAAGATTGCAATATAGCAGCCTCACGTAGAGTGATAGCTCTATTTTGTTCTGGATGTCCAAAACGTCCATTTCCATACCCATAACATTGGGTTGTTATTGTTGGACTAGTATCATCCCATATCATGCGCCCATAAACACTTTTATAGGTCATCCCTGAATCTTTTTTATGGCATTCAGCTCTAATTTCCTCAGGCCAATCATCCCAAGTGCCGCCGGGTAGGGAGTGCATAATCCTTTTTAAGTTTAATTCCCGCAATTTTGGCGAACAGTGAAGCGCATCAGTTGCTAACTTTTGCCCAGCCTCGACCTTTGGCAACATACCGATTGCATCTTTAACTGTCGTTTTACGATCTTTTTTTTCTTGATCAAAAGAGATCGGGCCCAATCGTGATCCAATCAATATTAATCGGCGTCTATTTTGAGGTAGACCATAATCTGAGCAATTTACTACGTCATACCATAAATGATAACCCTGAGCCCTCAACGTTTTAACAAATCCTTTAAAAACTGGATGGATTCTAAGTTGCGGAACGTTCTCCATAGTTACAAGTTCAGGATTAATATCAATCACTAACCTTTCAAATTCACGAAGTAACCGCCACTTGGAGTCATCCTTCTTGCTATTGGGATTCCGATACTTCGAAAATGGCTGACATGGCGCACAGCCGGCCAATAGTTTCACATTTCCTGTTTGAAACATTGAGGAAACTTCATCAGATGACAATTCAGTCACTGACCTATGAACAAACTCAGTATTTTCATTATTTTTTTCAATGACATAACGACATGACTCATCAATATCAATGCCATGAGACACGTTAATACCAGCGGTTCTCAGCCCATACGTTAAACCACCCGCGCCACAAAAAATGTCTACTGCTTGAATGTTCACAAGATTCTCCGTAACAATGTCCTGTTATTATATACATATATAAGACAGGTGAGTAGAGTGAAAATGGAATTACCATAACCAATTGAAAATCAATGAATTATACATAAAACACCTTCAACAAACCCCATTGCAGAGCGTAACTCACCTCGAATTTTTCCATCAGAACACCTGCGTTTTTTAGCAATCGCACGCAACGACACTCCGATTACAAAGTGAGCAATGATTAACTCGTACTCTTCCGGCTTACACCTACGTAATCGCGCAACGCATCCATCAATCATAATCCCTTCATCATCATCGCATTGCTGGCGTGTTTTCTTTCCATGAGGCAGCAAACCTTTAAACCCAGCAGCAATGGGTTGCCAGTCAACACCACTATTGTCAGATGCCGCCCAAGCTCCCCAACGGTCCATTATTTCGTACATTTCTCTCATTTTTAAAGCTCCTCAGGAAAGAACGCCGAGCGAGTATGCCCGGTCCAGCAATTTAATAATCAATACCGGCTGGGTGCCATATTCACGCTCAAAAGCGGCTGGGTCATGGTGCAAAGAGCGATGGTGCTTGCGGCATAATGGGATCGTAAAAATATCGTGGGCCTTGGTGCCTACGCCGCCCTGCCCCCAGCCAATAAGGTGGTGTGCATCATCTGCAGGCTGCCCGCAGCACATACACGGCTGTTTTTTAACCCATGAGATAAAGTCAGCTGATAACCATCGGCTCCGCTTAGGTCTCGCGAATAGTGTCGCCGGTGCAATAGGATCGACGTTCACAGGAAACAGAGGTTTGCCCGGCGTTGTTTTTGCCGTTGGCCTGATTGCTTTTTCGATACGGGGAGAAAGAATGCTGGTGGCCGGTACCGACGGAACGATCTCACTCTCCCTGTAAACAGATTTAATGCCATCGTCTTTAATACGCAGGGATCGGCGCGCCATTTCTTCTGTAATTTCATCGCCAATCCCGGCGCCTACCGCCCACCAGCATAGTTCCGCCAGTGACAATGATCGCTCAGCGTCCAGCCTAAGCGCGATGCGGGCAGTGTCGATTATCCAGTCAGCGTTATTAACACCTGCCAGTCGATCGAGGGTTTGTTCTGTTTGGTTTTTCAGCTCATTATCACAGTGCCAGCATGCGATTATTACACCCGTCGAATGGCGAAACGGGACAAGTTCATGGTGATGGTAATCGGAATGTGTCCACTGACAGTTTTTAACCTGCCGGCACAACCATGACTCGAGGGCACTAACCCCACCTGCCGCAGTGATAACTGCCTTCTTCATGAAAAATGGTCTAAGCTCCATATCATCCCGCAACGGCTGCCGGGCATCAGGAAGACGTCCACTGGGTATCTTTTTCATACTTGCCGGCGGCATTTCAACAAGAACCCGGCCGGCACCGAATAACGGCATTAATTCACTACCCGGCTTAAGCAGCACAATTCCAAGATGGCGTGCAATATCCACGTTAAGCAAAGCTCGCATCAGTCCCTCCACATCTTCTGTATGTAGGTCATGTCAATCCGTGGCGGCTTCTTCGATTCCGGCAACAGCACGCGGATCTCCCACGATGCAAAGTCTCTGGACAAGCTTTTCTCAACCACACAGTTATTTTTACGGTATCGCTCCACAAGCTCTGTAGCCTCAGCCTCTGAAAGTTGCTCGTGTAAAAACCAACTTTTCTTCATGGCTGATCACCGAACAGTCTCACAAATTCAATCGCTCTTTCACGCGCGCCGGGTTCTTCAGCGATCATTTCCTGCAGCAACTGCACGGCGAGCATAGGCTCCTTTCGCCCGACGATGGAAATTCCTCTGGAGACACGGCGAGAGAGTTTTATAAAATTTTTTCTCTCTAACGCACGCAGATGTAACAGGACAGCATTAGACGAGCTAACGCCGAGCATATCGGCCAACTCAGATAGCGTAGGTGGGTAGCCATGCTGATTGATGTAGGCCACCAGCAGATCGAAAACTTCCTGCTGTCGAAAAGTTAGTTTTGAAGACGAAAGCAAACCGGCGCTCGATGAAGGAGCACCAGTCTGATGGGATTTTGATACTTCGGGGGTTTGCGTCATGGCTTCTCTCCGTGACGCAGCAGGTATAGGTTGTTCAGGCCTATGACGGGATTGTAACAGAACCAGGGGGAACCTGGTAACCAACTCCAGACTTAGCCTTTTCAATCATCTGTGAAAAAAGAGAGAGAGTCCCAACGATCTCATCTGGCTGCAAAGGCATAAACGAAACAGTGTCGCCGCGCCGGTACATCAGAGCGCGCTCACACAAAGGAAAGGATGTCAGACGAGCAACGATCACCCCATCATCGCATCTGATAATTGCATAGCCGGTGTTCGGCATTTCTTGTTTTTTACTCACAGCAAAATCCTCAAAATAAACCAGGCAAGCCACTGGACCTCAACTTAACAGAACCAGTCATCAGCGCTTTCCCTGGTGTCCTGCAGGATTTCCTCTACACGTTTTTTATCTCCGTCCATTCCACCAAGCACGGTCAACCTATCAGAGCTGGCCCGACGAATCACAAGACTGCAGTTATTAAAGTTTTGATCCAATCGCCGCAGTAGCTCCTTCTCCAGAGCAGGCACAGCGCCATCCGGCAATTTTTTTTGGCGATCAATTGTGATTTCCACTTTCATAACTAGCTCCTCACGCAAGTACTGTATAAATAAACAGTATACTCGTTAGGTGAAATGTTCAAGCGTTTAATGCCACTTTTCGCTAACCCATGCTCATGTTTAGATTGATCTTTTCTTCTCAAAGGACGAAATCCGCTATCACAGGGATACAGTCATTTTTGTGATGATCAACACCTTTGATAAGAAACGTTGCTACCTCTGGCGCTCCAGATTCCGCTCTTGGCACAGAGCGGACAATCTGAATGAGATGAAGGTCTGCTTCGAGCGAGGAGCGGTCGATTTTTCATGCCCCTTCGCAGCAGATAATTGCCATTTGCTTCAGCTTACTTCTGACGTAGTTGTTACGAATGTAACGTAATGAGAATGTGAAGTATCCCTGTGCTACATGAGTCCAAAAAAAGTTTCAATGTAAACAGTTAGAAACTTATAGCCACGTATAATCTGATGTGTAAGGACTTATTCAGGGCTCAAAAACGCATTCAGGCCCTCCACAAACTGCAACCCTGAGTAACGGCCAAACCCCTGCAATACAGAAGCCATTACACCTGAATTGGCTTCGGAAAATAAATAGCAACCTCGTTCGGAGGTCTTCCACTATAGAGTGAAATCTCAGAAGCATCCAAGAAAAGTAATATTGATAACCGCATTGCGCCAATACCCATAACAACATAATGATTCCACAACAACAATCCAAACACCTTAATAATATGAAACCACTTCTCTATGCCTATCAGAGAAAGTTATCTTAAAACTTCACGCTTGACTAGGTTTGAGTTAAGCATTTAAGCAAGAATAGACCTATTACAACAATATACAGCCTCCGAAAGAAAGGATTTCCTTGATATGGGAGAGCGTGATAAGGGGGTCAGCACAAATGTGATTGATGGTAGAAAATCCAGGTCGAATATAAATGCAATGATAAAAGTTGATAATCTCAGCACTTGAATTATGTTATAGTTAATTTAAGTACTGAGTTCCCGAAATCATAACGATAAATAAAAAGCTGACAAAATTGTCATCCAAGAGACATCAAATAACTATTTTATCCTTTATACTCTCCCAACTTTCTTCATTTATATTATATTGCTCTGATTTTAAAGTGTCCGATAAGCTTGAAACCAAAGCAGTTACCCTACCAGGCTCGTAATCTGCCCACTCCTTGACTTTATGTAAAACAGCATGAAAAACGTCCTCTTTCAAGCGGTGGCCAAACTGGATTCCTAAATTATTTGGAAATAAATTTCCGTATGTCTTTCGAACTTGTTCAGCAGAAGGTGAGAGTGAAAGAAAATTCAGGAGAAACTCTGGTCGCATTATGTACTTAGATGAATTTTTACGTACAAGTTCTGATGTATGCTTCTGAATTCTTGTCTGGTTTGTCAACCACCAGGTTCCATATCCGAATGGACTTCCATTATTTGATTCATTATTTTTAAGTCTTAATCCATATATGCCATGAACAAGAAGTGCACTATTCTGTGCTAAAATATCATGTTTCTTTTCTTCATTTTCGAGCAATGTTTCAGCGAGTTCCTTAACTTCACTTGTCTTAGAGAAAGATGCCAACTCTTCATTTTCAATGAACTTCAAATTATACTCTGAAATTAGGTATCTCTTTAATTCCTCTCGACCTAAATTATTACTAATCGCGTCGTAACTTACAAATTGGTTTATGAAGCCTTCCCAGGATCGAATGAGACCTGCTTCCTTAGCATAAAAATAAGCTCTTATGAGAATCTTGGAACTGTTTCTGGCTATTTCCTTATTAATATGCGGTTCAATACTTCTAAAGTGGTTATTAAATTCATAGTTAGTATTTCTTATATGTGTATAAACCTCCTCTAAAACAGCTGTAGCCATCCTCAACTTCACGCCACTTATGGCAGCCGACTGCAATAGATTTTTGCACTGTTGATCCTCTTTACTCAAATATCTCTCTGATAAAGCCTTTACTATAATATCTGAACCTAAAAATAGCGTAAACTTACTGCACATTGAGCTAAAGTAATCTACAATTCTTGGGTCAGCCTTCAAGGTGAATAGTAAAACAAACGTTTTAGACAATTGTAATAAGTATTGTCTTTGGATCTCAGTGCTATGATAAAAGACAGAATTCAGTATTTTTTCAATGTAATTCCTGTAATCAGGAATATCATTAGGTTTAATACTTGATGAGTTTAAAATATCCTCAATACAGTCACTAATCACAAGCTCCTTCTCATTTATCGAACCGTCAGAATCAGAAATAAAGGAGGCCAACATCAATCCTTGCCTTTCGAAAACACGTTGAATAATGTTTTTTGTTAAGTCAGCTATGATCTGGCAGCGCTTATGCCCTAATGAAAACATAGTGCTACACTGATCTTGTATCTCTCTAAGAAAATTTAATGCCAATAATTCATCTGCTGAATTTTCGAGTTTGATAGACTCTCTTGTTTGAAACGGTAAACAATACTTTTTGTCATTCTTATACCATCTAATCTCTCTATTTGCTACACTTTTTGATTTCAGTGCATCAAGTCGAGATGACAGATTTCCATTCAAAAAATAACTGGACCACGGAAACTTCTCAATTATACCATCTCTTATTTCATCCTTAGTCATAAATATACCCTTATCAGGATCGGTATCACGTAGAGCCCATAATATTAAAGTATCCGTGATTGAATGGATAAGCTTAATATTACCCTTCCTGTTTGATATTTCATGTTGGAGGAAAACAAAAATAGATGGATCTTTTACGAAATCAGACACCCCCAAACTAGTCGAGGCACCTACTCTAGATAAATACTCCGTTTTACTTGCCAAGTGCTGATAATATGAGGATTTTGTCGCTTGATTATCGTTAATATGGAAATAAAGGTACTTAGCATCTCTTATCCTAACAAGAACACCCAACTCTTCAGATAAAATATCTTCCTCTTTATCTAAATGAGGAATAGTCTTAGATGTAACGTAGTAAATCACTCTAGGGTTCCTACTAAACTCCCTCAATCTCTTAACAGTTTGTTTTATTTTTGCTTTGTAATCTGCTTGAATTGTCATTTGATAGAATATATTGGTTGATTCAGTTTGATACATTTCCTTGTCTAGGGCACCATCAGCCCCTCCATCATGAACCCCGCCCATAGGGATAAAACTCCTCCCATCTAATACTGCCATAAATGCGCAAGCAAAATTTTCAAATTCGAAACCAGAGACTTTACTAAGAGCAACTTCAAAAAGGTCATTGCTTACATAATTATCCATTTTGTCTCCTTGATGTTTTTTTCAAATTGCTTTCATGAATTGAATTAAGTTTCTTTGGATAGAATAACTCAAAAAATGATCAAAAAAAACAAGTCTCATAAAAAATATTTTGTATTAAAATATCTAGACCGATTGTTAACCTAAGGCTGCACTTATTTATATAAACCCATGATGTAGGTAACAAAACCTCCTCACCACACTTACCCATTATTAAACAGCATGATATCATTAAGGTCCGCTATTGGCACTCAGCGGACACCTCAGCTTTGCCTCACCCCGGAATCATTAAATTTAGCTTTGACATCCCGTACCAGCTGCTGTTGATTCCATTTTAAGCATAATCAGCACCTCGCCGCATTGCGCAGGCAGCGGTTACGCATTTTGGCAAGCAACCAGAGTTCGTTTGCTGTTGTAGCCATCCCAAGCGTCGATGTGTAAACAGTCGCAGCCCGGCGCCACAGCTTTCTGTCTTCCAGCGTCTTCGCCAGGGACAGTGCGTCCTGGACTTTTTTCACATCCTCTTCAGATAATGGTGTTGCAGTCTGCGGCAGGGCAACATCGGGAACCTCAACGCCTGCAACCACTCGATAGACATACTGGTAGCCGTTATGGGTACGATGGAGATTTCCCGCGGCATGGAGCTGCCGCAGCAAGTTACCTGCTGTACTGGCTTGCAAGTCGAGCGCATCGCAGACATCCTGCAGGACGCATTCTGGCGTCCGGCTAACGATGGCAAGCACCATCTGTGCTTTGGTTACTTTGGTTTTTGATTGTTTGGTCATGGTCAAAACTCGTTTACTTGGTTAAACCTGCCGCCTTGCGGCGTTTGTACTCTTCCATCAGAATCTGTGCTGGCGTCGGTCCTGCAGGATGTCTCGGTGCTGCCAACTGCTGACGAATTGGCGGAATCGAAAACCCGTTAGCCATGTGTTTGGTCCATTTCGTGAGTAAGTTTTCTGCCAGTTTTTTCAGCTCTCCCTCCGTCAGGTTCCTCTCAACTCCAGTTCTGCGCATCTCAATGCAAATGTGATACAGAACATCCTGTTTCCATGGGTATTTGTCGCTTCCCGAATATCGGTAAGACTCGTTTCTCCAGCGTTTGTACTCCGCCATCACTGCATCGGATGTCAGATTGAATGGGTTAGCACCGCTGGCAGATACCAGCGCAACGAACTCAGCGAGATCCGGCGGCCATGTGCTGCCCGCGGCGCAACGCTCCATGCACTGCCGGCAAACCAGCGTAATCTGGGCTTCACTCATCGACCCAATCTGAGCGATCCAGAGCTCTGATGGTTCCTCTCCGTTCTTCAGGATCCATCGGTTCGAAAAGATTTCGCCCATCACTTCCCATAGGCGCCACGCCGTTTCTACGGCCGTCTGTTCCTGCAACTCGCAACCGTTGCTCACGGGCGGCTCGAATCTGTTGAACAGCTCTGGATGCTGCTGGCTCTGCTCGTACTCCCACATGATCGTTACTCCCGTTCGCTGGTTTTTTCTGGCGGACTTCCGCACGGTTAAGATGTCTTGCTAGTTTTTGCTCCCACTGGACCTGGTGAAACGCCCTGCCTTCAACCTGCCAGTACGCGATGAAGCTGCTTAACTCGGCAGCAAGATTTATCCCCGGTCTTAATGGCATTCCCCAAATCGTTGCCAGTCGGGGAAAATCCTCGGAAGGTTTCCACCCGAAATACATCGCAAATTTTCCGAATGCTTGTGTTTCACCAGGAACTATTCCCGGTTGATTCGGATAGTCAGGCACAACTGGTTCGACCAGAACCCTATGTGTGGGGGTTATATCTTTTGGTTCCTCTGGTAGATTCCGGATCCCGTTTTTGGGATCGTTTGACGGAAAAAACGGGATCGTTTGGTTGTTTTGCGTACAGGAAACAGTCCCGTTTTCGGGTGCCTTTTCAGCTGTAACAACCCCGTTTTCGGGAATGTTTAAACGATCCCGTTTTTGGTAATGTTCCCGTTTTTGGGTGTATTCAATTTCAGCAACGCTTTCTTCCACACCAAGAAGTCGGTAAACCGGGATTTGTTTAGTCTTTCCACGCCGTTCACCTGTATCTTCAATAAGCCCGATCGAAATCAGATACTGCAGGCTCGACTGGACCGTTTTCTTATCTAGCTCAGTTGCTTCTGCCAGCGCAGGAATGGATGGAAAAGCACAGAGATCAGCTCCGCACATGTCGGCCATCCAGGTCAGAACAGCTTTTGCAGAGGACTTCCCTGTCTTGACTTTTTTGGCCCATCGCATTGCGTCAATGCTCATGAAGCCCCCCTATTTTCTGTACGGTACTCATTGTCAAAACTCGATTAAAAAAACTGTGGCGCTACGGCGCTTATGCTCGCCAGTAGTGGTCCCGCCGCATCTGCAGGAAGCATGTTAAAAAGTGCAATTGCTGCCTCCCGAATTTCACGCTCTAACTTTTGCAACGGAGCACCAAGCAATTTTGCCTGGTGCGCTTCGCTACACTCTTTGATTGCTTGAGCCACCAGCTCGCTTTCAGTCAATCCACGTTTCAATCCGTGTTTGCGCGCAATCTCAATAGGCATTGCATCAGCGATCGCTCCTGAAAGCTGCATGACGTAACTGGCGTACTTATCTGAACCGGATTCGTTTTTCAGGTAGCGGTACAGATTCTGTTTATTGACGTTAATTCCGCGCCCGTTTTGTTTTCTCCATTGCTCAGCCACCAGCTGCGCGATGTGGTCCTGTGCACGTCCAGGTAAAGTCGACTCCCATTCCTGAACGGCAGCAAAAATTGCTCTACTTTTCATCCGAGCCCGGCGTAGACCGGAAAACTGATTTTCTGAGTTCAGTTGCAGCCCCATTACCGGGTTATGATTTTTAAAAGAGATGGTTTGCATGGTTAAGCCTGCCTCCCACTCAGTTCTTTATCAGTCGGGAAGACGCTATCAAGCGAACATTCAGCTCCTAGTTTGTTAAGTGCATCCACAATAGAACGGCACTCCGTCAATCCAGGTTCTCGAAGGTTGGCCTCATAATTTGATAGACGCGAACGACCCCAATTGAGAGTTTTTGCAAGCTGTGCTTGAGAGATGCCCAGCTTTTGACGCTCAGAAGCAATGTTGTTCACTTGATTTCTCCTTGCTGTTTGATGCAACCAATTTAGTCACAATATGTGTCTATTGTCAATCTCAAAACGTGATCAATACAGTGCCACAAACCGTGGTAACATTTTGCATATGAAAAGCATGTCTGAAGTTGTCGGCGAGAGACTTAAAGCTCTTCGCGAAAGGAAAAAATTAAGCCAAGCGCAACTTTCTAAGCTGTGCGGCTGGGCTACGGCCTCACGCGTTGGTAACTATGAGCTAGGCGTGAGAAACATAGGTATCGACGATGCTGTTGTCTTGGCGAGAGTGCTGGACACTACCCCGAGTTATCTTCTTTTTGGTGATGAACTTAATAAAGGACAAGAACTCCCCCCAAAACAACGCAGGATGCTTCATCTTTTCAATCAGTTACCTGATACTGAGCAAGACAGAATGCTAGATCTCTTCGAAGTTCGTTTAAAAGAGATTGATGAATACGTTGAGCGATACCTCCAAGGCAGATTCAAGAAAGACTCCGAATAACTTTGATAAAGCCAGCTAGATGCTGGTTTTATTTTATCCCCACTGGACACGTATTGTGTATTGACAAGACAACACATATCGTGACTATAATAATCACACAGAAACACGTCATCGAGGCAGGAAGCCCACGAAGTAGCTGCCGGCGGCATACGAAACACCGGATGAGATGACAGCAATATCAATCGCAGCAGGTTCAACGTTCGGCTGCCCGGCCTTAAGGGAAGGAAATAAGTATGGATAAAGCATACGAAGACTATTTTGAAAACCTCTCTGAAGGAGAAGAGGCACTGAGTTTCAGCGAGTTTACCGCGGCACTTTCAGGTAAGCCGGCAGATTGCGCCTCTTCTGAAATGTAATGGAAATCCTGCGCGCTTCGTGGTGGTGAATTGCAGGGTGAAAAAGCTCAATCGTGAAGATCAGCGTCACGACACCACCGACGAAGCGCGTCGAAGTAGTGAAAATAAAAAGTCAGGGTTTGCAATGCGGTGAATGCGGCTATGCGCACGCGACACAGTTAAAAAAGTAAACATGGCGGTTATTCACACGTTGTGGGGAAAAAGTTGTCGGCGGTAGTTGTTAACTGGCTGCCGTCACCGGGAGGCACCCGGCGCCGCATTGCAAAACCACATCCTAATACTGAGTTAACTGGAGATAACTATGAAGGATTTTGCCCGAGTACCTACCGGGAACCAGGCGACCCGCCTGAACTGGTTCGAGGTGAGACTGCGCCAGCTGTGTTACTTACTGGCGCAGAAAGGAAACCCTGAGGCTGAGGCATGAATACCCTGTTTGCCCTTGTCATCAGCGTATGTGCTCTCACTGGTGAATGCTCTGATGTTCTGATCGGTGTTTATCCATCAGAGGTCAGTTGCAACAGCAACGCCGATGAACAAAAAGTACAGGGCCAGTGCCTCCCCTACCGAAATGCACAAAAAATGGCTGACGACCAACAGCCTGCAGTGAGTTTTTGAATCGAGTTTTGACCAATGGCCGTTACGGCCGGAGAAGTGATTATGGAATTTGGAATGAAACGCGTTCTGGCATCTGTCCAGGCCGCCGCCACTTTGAATAAGCTCTATGACGGCTCGCCCGTTTCACTGACGGCCATCAGTAAAGAGTCAAAGCTGTCTACTTCATACCTTGAGCAGATCTTCAAAAAGCTGCGGGCGGGTAACCTGGTAATTTCACAGCGTGGCCCAGGTGGTGGTTATAGCCCCCGCGGCGATGACATCACCGTTACAGAAGTGATCACTGCGGTATCTAAACTGCCAGCCCATAAAACTTTTGAGCCTATCCTGCGAGCGCTTGACGACGTTCGCGTATCACAGCTGCTGCGGGGCGATTCGCCAGCCCCATAAAGCACAAAACCCGCGCAAGGCGGGTTAAGTACCCGGTCAGCCGACCAAAGCTTTCCGGAATCGAGTTTTGACCAATGACCACCACCAGGGCGGCTGCCATCAGCTGCCGGGTATCTTACAATCCAAAGGAGCCCAAACGCAATGAACAACTACCCGTATCTCATTAAAGCGAAGGCAAAAGCAAACGAAGCGAAAAGTCTCTTCTGCTGGTTCTCTGCTAAATCCGATTCTCGCGCCGAGCGCAAAATCCTGGACATCCTGGAAGACGCTGAAATTAACGTTGGCCGCGGCGCCAGCCATCAGCTGCCGATCCGCACCAACTGGCTCATCGTTGATGACTTACCGGAAGAAGGTGTACTGGATGACACCTGGTGCGATCGTTACGAGCTTGGTGGTGAAGACGGGCTGACATGGCAAAAAATCGTTGCGCCGGCGGCTGCTGAACCACAGCCCTCCAGTAAACCAGAAAACGATATCTCTCCTGCAAATAGCGATGAAGAGGACTATTCGAACAATGAAGAAGCACTCTTCAACCTGGCAGAAATGTCATTCCGCACGCAGCTGCTTGCCCAGTATATGGCCGACGAACGTCACGTATATCACATTAGCATTCCTCATCGAAACCGCCTTTCAGCGATGGAAATGGATACGGATAATCACGGTGTGCAGAATCTGCTGCTGACGGCAGAAAATATTCCGGAGCTTAAAAAATATGATATGCCTGGCCTGTGGAAATTTACCAGTGCATTTAAGAGCGTATTTCCTGTGGGGAAACGCCATGAGCTCGGCAAGCAAATTCAGTTCGCCAAATTGTGGTTTGAAACGTCGCACATTGACCGCGGGATCCTTACAAAGGAATGGGCTGCTGGAAACTATATCACCTCAATAAACAAAACCGATACCGGCGCCAATGCTGGTGGCGGTAACAAAACTGACCGCAATCCGGATTATCAGCATTCGCTGGATACTCTGGATATAGAGATCGCCCTTGCGACGATGCCTATGGATTTTGATATCTATAATTTTCCGGCATCAGTCCACCGCCGCGCGAAGGAAATAGTACAGAAGAAAGAAAGTCCATTTAAAGAATGGTCTGCAGCATTACGGAGCACACCAGGCATCCTTGATTATTCCCGTGCAGCGATTTTTGCACTGATCAGGGAAGCATCCAGTGGAATAGCTCCTTTTCCAGATCGGTTGCGTGGCTACATCAACGCGAATCTGACTGAACATAAGCATGATACCCCGAGCGCTGAAACGCTTGCCAAGGCGGGGCATATTCCATCTGCAGCAGTCACTCTGGATGCAATAAACCAAGCAATCGCCGGAGAGGATAGCAGCGCAAACCTGGAAACACTCTCCTCCGACTTTAAAGCAGTTGGTACCGAACTGGTAAAAGAGGCTCAAAAGCAACGTCCAGACGCTAATCAGGTTCTGGCCTCCGAGCGCGGCGAATATGTTGAAGGGATTAGCGACCCTACGAATCCGAAGTGGGTAACCGAAGACCTTACCAAGACCAGGCAGCCTGAAGTTTCAAAAATTGGGGACGGAGTATTTTCCATTGACGGTCTTGTTGATGTTAAGGGCAAGGTTAACCAAAAAGAAAAAACAGATGAAGTTGTTCATCAAACGGATGCTGTAGATATTGAATCCAGTCATCATAATAAGCAGGAAGATCAGCCAATTGATTATGTTCACATTATGGTTGATCTGGAAACCATGGGTAAAAAACATAACGCCCCTATCGTCGCTATTGGTGCGGTTGTTTTTGACCCGGCAACCGGCTCTATTGGAGAAAGTTTCTATAAAGTCGTATGCCTTGAATCCTCTGTGAACTGGGGCGCCGTAATCGATCCCTCTACTGTTATCTGGTGGCTTAAGCAGTCCTCCGAAGCACGCTCTGCGATCGTAAATGATGATGCTATCCCGTTGCAGGATGCATTACTCCAGTTCAGAGAATTTGTTTCTGATAATGTCGCTGGTGGGAGTAAAAAGGCGCAGGTATGGAGTAACGGTGCGTCATTCGACAACTCTATTCTGCGTTCTTCTTACGATTGCATTGCTGAAGATTATCCGTGGGAATACTGGAACGATCGGGACGTACGAACAATGGTAGAGCTCGGCCAGGCCATTAGCTTCGACCCCAAAACAACGATCCCGTTTGAAGGGTCTCGTCACAATGCCCTCGCTGATGCTATTCATCAGGCCCACTATGTATCAGCGATCTGGCAGCGAATAATTGCCGGCAATCAGGTGCTGCAAAAATTGATGCAAAACTGATTTTTTATTTTCAGATACTGGCCCAGCAATGGGCCATAATGAGGTAAAACACATGCTTCAGATGTTAACCCTTGAAGAGTGGGCAAACGAGAAATATAGAAGCAATCCTCCAAGCGTTTCCACTCTCAGGAATTATGCTAAACAGAATATGTTTTCTCCCCCAGCCAAAAAAGAAGGTCGATTCTGGCGCGTCAGGGAGGATGCTGAGTTGGTCGGTACATTGACCACTCCTGTAGTAAAGAAAAGCGACCCTGTTCTTTTGCAGAGGATTTTGAACGATGGCTGCCAGACCACGTAAAAATAATATATCTATTCCAAATTTATACCCGCTCTACAGTAGAAAGGTTAATAAAGTATACTGGCGTTATAAGCACCCGATAACTGGTAAGTTTCATAGTCTAGGAACAGATGAAGCAGAGGCCACGGCAATAGCTATTGAAGCAAATAAAAGACTGGCGGAACAACAAACCCGCCAGATAATGGCAATCACTGACAGAATTTCCACCAGCTCAGGAAAATCAATATCAACTAACACCTGGCTTGAACGTTACTGGAAGATTCAGCAGGAAAGATTAAAGTCCGGAGATATTAAAGAAAACACTATCAAACAAAAAGCAAAACCAGTATCTCTGCTTAAGGAGCGGGTAGGAATGAAATTAATATCCGCTGTCAATGTTCGAGATGTTGCGCAAATTCTTGATGAATATTTAGCGGAGGGACAACCCAGAATGGCTCAGGTCATTCGCTCTGTCCTAATAGATGTTTTTAAAGAAGCTCAGCATGCGGGAGAAGTACCTCCTGGTTATAACCCTGCACTAGCAACTAAACAACCTCGTAGAAAGATCACTCGCCAGCGCCTCACTCTTGAGGAATGGCAAAAGATTTTTGATATAGCCGATGAAAATCACAAATACATGGGGAACGCCATGCTTTTAGCCATAGTAACAGGACAGCGACTAGGTGATATATCCCGTATGAAATTCTCGGACATCTGGGACGATCATCTACACGTTGAGCAAGAGAAAACCGGAAGCAAAATCGCTATACCATTAGCTCTGCGTTGCAACGCAATCAACTGGAGCCTCCGAGATGTAATCAGTCGTTGCCGGGATTATGCAGTAAGCCCTTATTTGGTTCATTTCTTTAGAACCACCTCACAGGCTGAGCGAGGAGCACAGGTGAAACCCAGAACACTGACCATGAATTTCAGCAAGGCAAGAGACAGTGCAGATATTGACTGGGGACAAGGTACACCGGCAACTTTCCATGAACAAAGATCGCTTTCCGAGCGGTTATATAAAGCCCAGGGTATAAACACGAAAGATTTACTTGGACATAAAACTCAACAACAAACGGATAGGTACCATGATGATCGAGGGAAGGGGTGGACAACGGTGGCCTTATGA